GTTTTGCAAAATTAGCCATTATATCTCTCCTTTAAGCATCATAAGCAATCAAAATAGCGCCATTAGCAACCCCTGGTAAACTGGAAGTGTTACCATGCAAAATGATCTTATAAGGTAAATAAGATTCAGGTATCTTTCCACCAGACAATTCTGCTCTCTGACTTAAAGCAGTATTCATTTCACTTATAGTTTTATTGAAAATAGCCATAGTAAATTGATCTGTGCCTACATAAGCAGTTATGTCATTATCACCTGTTGACAGTTCTGATGCTCTAACTACATCACTCATAATTACCAACCTCCTTCATCAGCTTGTGCCCAAGTCAATCCTAATTTATCAATATCAGCAAATGTTTTGCTTAATGCCGTTACTTCATCGAAAGTATATGCCTGAGCAATTTCCCCGCCAGTTACTTGAAACCAAACATCTCCTGTTTTTATGTCTGCAGGAGGCTCAGTGCTTACCTTTATAATATCAGGCTTATCTTGAGGTTTAACAGTTTCTTCTACTGCAACTATTTTAGTAGTAATACTGTTTATTGTTTCCGCAACCATTTTCTTTGTATCAAATTGTGCATTTTGTAATTGATTCAAAGCATTTGAATACTGAAAACGGTCCCAACTATTCTTAAATTCTTGCCATATTTCTCTATCATTCTTATGAATATCTTGGCTTCTTTCTGAATATTTCATATACAAATTATCCCTTTTTACGTAACTTCTCCAGTTATTTGAAACCAAAAATCACCAGGTTGTAATCCCTCCGGCTCTTCTTGAGATACTACATATCCAATCGTATACCAATTCAAAGTATATTCTTGAATAGCATTTAAAGTATCATTCATTGTATTAAAATAATCAGCAGTAATTATTTTTTTCTGATGATCGGGAATTTGCTCCAAAAACTCATTTGCGGCCTCTATATCTCCACGGCTCATAGCAGATTGATATTGTTGAATCAACTCTCCATCTTCTGCCGTTATATTTTGCAACGTCTCAAAAGTTTGTATTTCATCAGGAAAAACAGTCATATTTTCACTTCCTTTTTAAGATAAATCAAGAGTATATGTGCCTGGTTTATCAACAACAATTTGACGATAAGCCCATAACCCACTTTGATTTAAATAACGGACATAATAATCCCCTGCGTTTGGTAATTGCAAATTTAATTTATAATTCTCAGTAGTCCCGGAAGCAACTAATACTTCTCCTGTATCTAAAACTTGTATAGACGTTTTTTCATACATTGTTGTTATATCTAAATAAATATATTGATTGCTATTAGAAGTTGTATAATATGGATAAAACGTAATAGCATTAATATTCATAGATACAGAATCAGAATAAGTAACAGAAAAAGATTTTATTATGTACTTTTTTTCTTCTTGTCCTCTTGCTGTATGAGTAAATAAAATATTAACATCTAACCAAGGAATAGGCAAAGTAGATAAAGTAATACTATCATTTAATCTTGTTGCCCAATAAAGCTCTATATTTGCTCTTTGCAAAGCTAAATCATCATTTATGATATTATCATATTCTCCACCATAACACACTTTGCGAATTTCACCAATAGACCCATACACATAAAAAGGACTATTCACATTCAAATCTTTAGCAATAGCATATACTTGGTCATGTCCCAACAAAATATACGGAGGCTCTTCATACCTAAATTGAATTACATAATACTCTCCTTCAGAAAGCGACCTAATAATAGTACCGTTAGGATCAGCTAAAGATTTAGGCTGTGATCCATCTGCATTCATAGATACAAATTCAAAATTTCCAGAACCAGAAGGAGCGATAAATCCCAATGTCTCATTATAATCATAAGCCTCTGGTCCAGCAGAGTTGGGCAATGTTAAAACATTAACATTAGCACCTTCATATCTAATACTCTTTATCTCAGGAGTTTCACAATAATAATCTACTTCGTTAGTTCTTCCATAAACTTCTATAACATTTTTCACTGATTCAAAATCTGTATTTACATCTTCACCAATCAATACATCTTGCAAAATTGAATCAGTCATTGTTATCGGTTCATCTTCATCAGCGGGAATAGGTTCATAATGAAATATACCATCTATATCAAAATAAACTTGATAATTAGGAAGAATATCTCTAAGTTCTTCCAATAAATTATACAAAGTCCCGCCCCTATCTATTTGTATATCATAAGGAACTTCTTGAATTACACCATCAACATTCTTACACTCTTCTACAACATATTGCTCAAATCCTGCTAATTTAATAGTTGCAATAATAGCATCTCTTACGTTGCTACCTTCTGGAATAAGAGTAGGAACACCAGGTAAATATCCATTCCTTAATCCAGTCATTTTTGCCATTAAATCTAATCCATGCAATGACAAAGAATTGGTAGTAGCATCATAAGTCCATGAAGGAGCATTAACCATAAATATACCTTGATTATACCATTGTATCTCTCCAGTGAGTATATTATTATATCCAACTAATATCTTTATATATTTATCTAACCAAACATTGCTTCCTGGTTCTGCATTGAATTTATCATCTACTGCAATTAATGTTAAATTACAACTTCTTCTTAAATCACTATCTGCATCAACATCTATTGATAAATCCATTAAACTTCCACTTATCTCATCGTCCACTTTATATTGTCCAGATTCAAGAGATAAAATTTGAATTTTAAGATATAATGCAGTATTCTTTTGTTTTAATATCTGTAAATCTGCTTGACTAAGACTTATCATATTAATACTCCAAAGGAATCATCCCATTATTATATAAATCATCTCTATTATTTGGTTCGCCTATTTCTGTCCAAGAAGAAATTACTGTTGTTATTCCCATACCATAACTTGCGTTATAATCAACAGAAGGAGAATCTACAATAATAGCAAGCCAAGAATTTCCATTCCAATCTTTAATAACTTTTGGCTTTTTATTAGTCAAAAATTGTAATATTCTATTAGTTTTATCAACAATTTCTCGACGATTTATTATCCCATTTTTTTCAAACCCATCAGGGAATATATTACCTGTAATACCGCCCGTTTGATAATTAAGTGTCCCATTATAAATAATTGTTGGATACTTTTTTCCGAAGACTTGATAAACTCCTACTTGCTGATTCTGCATTGTAGTAGAATAACTAACGCCATTATAAAATTTAATAATACTATCTACATCACAAACAAAAACTCCTCTAAAATTAACAAGAATTTCATTTGTAATATATTCCATTTCATGTCCAAAAGTATCAACAGGAACAAGAGCATATTCATAAATAGTATTATTTTCTGAAACTAAATTATCATAAAAATGAAAATTATATTCTCCTCTGCGGTTTAACTGAAAATCTTGAATAGTAATCCAATCAAAATCGCCCTTAACTCTTCTCTTAAACCGAACTCCATCAGCAAATGAAATCTGACCTAACGAACTTCCTGCATCTAAAGTCCCATCAAAATGAGCATCCATAATAGTATCTATTCCCCATCCATCAGGAGGGACATTAGTGTAATTAATATTTGTATTTTTAGAAACTATTAAACGATCATATATACCGCCTTTTATTTTTACAGTAGTAAATACATCGCCTTGACTAAAAGGAAGAGGATCAACCGAATTTCCATCTGAATAAAAATTATATCCTAAAAGTCCTATCATGTCTGTTCCCCTAAATTCTCTATAATTAATTCAAATAAATTATCTACGTATTTGACCCATAAAAATAACTGATCTTTATCTTCAAGAATAGGTATTGCATCACTAAAAACAACATGCACATCTTTAATTGATGTTAAATCAGGATGATTGTCGGCATGTAATTCAAACCAGGCTAAATTTTCTTCCTTGTCCTCATTATAAAAAATACCAACTTGTTTTATTTCATTTTCCAACATTATATTATAAACATTAGGTATACCCCCACCAATAGTTTCATAAGTATCAAAATCTCTTCCCCATACTCTTAAAACATATCCATCAGGAATAACAATATTTTTATCCCAAGTTACAGAAGGAGTCTTTTTATTCTTTGTTCTTAGATCAGCTTCCTTATTATCAATATACTCAATGTCTCCCTCACCTGTACCAGGTAAAGGACTTAAATTTACAGTTATTTCCACTCTTCCTTCATCACATAAATTATTTAGTTGAAGAGCATCGCTTCCTACTCCAGATTCTATATAATAAACACTAAAATCAAAAACATTCGGATAGGTATCTATAAAATCATGTTCTGTTACTATATCTACGTCAATATGATATCTACTGCCATTTTGTAAACCTGTAAAAGTTCGACTAAAAGTATATTTTCCACTATTCTCTTCATAAGAATATGATACTGTTTTAACACCGGTCGAAGTTATCAAAACATCATTTTCATCATATAATTTTATATTATATGATTTTAATAATTCTTTAGTTCCAATGCCGGGACTATAATTAAATATAAAATTATAACTGGAGTAACTGAGACCTTGAATATAATTAGCACCTAAAACCACAGGAGTAGATATTGCCCAAAATACTATAGCATTAGAAACTGATGATGTACCATCATCATTATATGTCGTTAAAAAAGCCCGATATTGTTTTCCATTGGAAATAGAATTAATAGGCATACTATGTTCATATATCCCGTCACCTTTATACCAAGGATATAATTTTGAAGTTCCCTGATAGACATAATTATCGCCAGAACTGGATATATCTTGCACATACAATTTACTTCCTTCCGGCTCATCTCCCCCAGCTATTGAAAAGCGGAAGGGTATTGAATTGCCAAAAGGAGCACCAGTCAAAGCGTTAAAAGTAGGTTGAGACAATAAATTAGGCGTTGTTAAAGACATGAAACCACCTCCTTATCATTTAGGTGCTAAAATAAAACCCCGACTCATTTGCCCTTGAGGTATAAATACTTTAACAGTTTGATTTGTAACTAAATCTCCTATATTTCCTCCATACACAGGCAATTTGTAAATTTTATCTTTTACTTTTACTTTCTTTTCTCCATCTTCTAATACTACTAATCCAGTATATATTTGAGTTGTATTTTTTCTTACTTTAGCATCAATTAATACTTCAATAGCATCTATAAAAATTTTATTGAGATTAACCATATACTCCCCTTTAAAATATAAGAGGGGAAGTTATCCCCTCTTATATGCTGTCTGATAAGCAAAATTAACTAAAGATTGAACAAATTCTTGAACGTCATTTTTATTCTTAATACTTGGGAAAGATAAATCTACATTACTCATATTAAGCTGGAATCCTTTGTCTTCTGTCGGTAAATTGCTTAAAAGATCAATAGGATTCATTTTGCCCCAATCCCATAAATTCTTTGTGACATCAGAAGGGAGAATACTATCCCCAGTATTTAATAACCTAAGTTCAGGCCCTTCTTCTCCCACAAGAGACATACCGCCTTTAGAAGACAAAGTACCCTTAGCATTCTTTTCAACTAATTTGCTCCAAAGACCATTAATTGGATTATATTTAGCACCAGGAGTATATGGATGTACAATCTCATAATCTCCTCCGGCTGTATGAATAATATCACCAATAGTAGCACCTTCTGGAGCATTACCGCCTGGAGCTACATCTAAATGTTTCCCGCCACCAACATATTCACTTTGATAGCTACCATCTTCATTAACTCCTGTAATTCTATAATTACCACCAGCAGTTGAAACTATTGTGCCAACAGGTAATCCCTTAGTTTGTGTTTTACCATCCTTAATATCAACATCTATAACACCGACACCAGGAACCCAAGCAGTACCCGGAGTCCCTCTTCCACCTTCGGCATTTGGACCAGATACTACTGTATTTTCATCTCGCCCTGTTTGCCAATTTTCGTTTTTGAGTTGTTGCATGAGTTGAATATATCGGTCAACATAATCCTGTAAATTACCAAGACGTTTTTCCCAATTATCTCCCTCAAGTTTAATACCTAATATTTGTTCGGCTAATAAACGATCTTGAAGATCATTGACTTCGTCAATAGCACTACCATATTCATCAACATAATCCTGCCAATATTTAATTTTTTCTTCAAGAATTTTTAACTCTTCGTCTCTATTTTTCTCTAACTGCTCTATTTGCTCTTCGAGAGCCTTTTCAGCCTTATATCTATCCAGCTCTTTTTGCGCTTCAGAAATAGCGTCTGTATCTTGTATATATTGAAACCGTCCATCTTTATATACATACAATTTTTGAGTACGAGCTTTTGCTAAGGCATCCAACTTTTCTTGAAGCTCTATCTGCTCATTAGTTTCTTCATTTTGCTTCTCTAATTTTTCTATCTCAGCATCATATTTATCATTAATAGCATCTTTTTGCTCTTCGAGTTTGTCTATTTCTCTTTGAGCTAATTCAGCTACATAATTTAAGGCTTTTTCAATATTATCAGCTTCAGTTTCCCACGCATCACGTTCAGCCTCTATATAATTATCGAGCGCATCTTCTCGTTGTTCAAGATAATACTCATAATCAATTAAGCCTTGTTCATACCAATCGTCCATCCATTCCATGACGCGACGCCAAGCATCAATTTCATTATCAGCGCCCCAATCATTGAAATAATTACGATCTTCTATATAATCTTCTGAGCGTTTTAATCGTTTATCAAAGGCATCCTGTTGGAGTTTAAGAATATCTTCTTCATACCCCCACCACTCTTTCTGAAGTTCCATTATATACTCAGACTCATCGTCAAGTCCTTGTTTTCTATAACTTTCAGCTTCATCATGAGCTTTCTTTTGCATTTGACGTAAATGAGCTATCTGTTCTTGTTCAGTAGCACCATTCTTTTCCATTAAATACAATTTATGATCTAATATATCCATCTGTTCTTTATACAGATCATTTTGTTCTTTAATGGCATCATTTTCATCCTTTATTGCTTTGGTAGAAGATTTAGCAGTAGATGTCTTTTTCTTGGAAGCAGAAGATGAAGAGGAAGAAGAAGGTTTTTTAGAAGATGGCGGTTTCGAGGTAGAAGGTTTTGACCCAGAAGGTTTTTTATCTCCCCATAAATTTCCAACAGTGTCTGAAACATCTATTATAGATTGTCTTCCTGTACCTTGAGCATATCCACCTTTTACATCTTCTTTTTCTACTTTATGCCCAACATTCCTACTAATGTCTTTATTAGAAGTAACAACCGCTCCTTTGGGTAAAGTAACTATTTCAGGACCTTGTTCTCCTACCCAATATTGCCCGGCTCTATTTACTTTACCTCCCTGAGCTTTGCCGCCGCCAAGATCAGGAATAATATAACCTAAAACTTTCTGAGCACCGGAACCAATTTTTGAAATAATTCCCTTCAAACTATTCCAAATTGAACTGACTCTATTATAACAATTTTGAGCAGCAGAAATTAAACCGCTGAATGCGCCCTGAGATGCACTTGTATCTACTGGATTATTTGTAACCTCTTGTTGAGCATCTTTTACTCCTTCAACAGGCCCAGCAGCATCTTCAGCCGCAGACTTTTCTTCATTTAATTCGGTCTGACTTGCATCTGTATTAGCCGGATTTTCAGTCACTCTCTTTTGAGCAGTGGCAACTAATTCTAATGCTCTTGCATCAGCATCTGCTACTCCCTTACTCTCTAAGAAAGAAGCAATCATGTCAACATTCGCATTAGCCAGTCCTTCAACGCCTAATTGAGCCTCTAACATCGTATAAGCTAAATTAGTGACTTGTTCTTGAAATTCCTCAAAAGTGGTAGAACCAGATACAAGCCCCTCAAGAATTTCATCCCAACCTTCCAATCCACTAAATGCTTCATTTAACTGCATAATAGCCTCAAAACTTAACTGTCCATTTTCAGCAAATTCAGCTACAGATTGAGAAAGTATGTCAAAATATCCGCCTACATCTCCTAAACCACTTAATTGCCCTGATAAAGAATTTATGCTTTCTGCCGCCGCCTCAATAGTTGTTCCAAAATGATCCTGAAAGAAATCAAGAACACTAATGGTTTCTCCATTTAGTACTATTACAGCATTCTTTAATCGTTCTGGAAGCTCTCCTGTCTTTGCATATAACTGAGTCATTGTATCCCAATATTCAGTTAATACGCCCTCTTGCTCTAAAAGGTCATCATTAGCTTCAGCTATTTGCTTAAAATCGCCAGAACTTAAAGCCTCATCGACTGCTTTTTGATAATTATTCCACTGAGTAATTGCTTTTTCGATATATAGCTCAGTGTCCATCATTTCTCCAGTAATAGTAGCACGAGTTTTTTGTCCTGATGCTATTCTATCACTGGTTGGAGAAGCAGTTAAAATAGCTTCTAATTTTTCAGTCTCAAGAGACGCTATATTGTTCTTCATCTGTTTTAATTGCTCATTATAAGCTGCTAAAACAGATGCACTTGCACCGCTACCCTCTAATTCTGCTATTTTCTGTTCAAGTTCGGAAACAGCTTCTGTTGTTTCATCAATCTCATCTTGAATAACATGCTCGGCAGTAGCTTCTTCCATAGATTTCTTTGCAGCAAATCCAACAGTAACAAGCGCACCAACCAACATTGCTATTGGGCCAGCAAAAGTACCTATTTTACTTAACGCACCAGACAATTTACTGACAGAACCAGAAGCACTACCAGCGGCCTTAGCAATACCACCTATAGCATCACCAGTGGCAGAAGCCGCAGAAGCAGCTTTGCCTACATCTCCCATAGCGGAGAACAATTTACCCATATTAACAAATTTAGCTCCCACTTTCCCGGCAATAGCTAAGAAACCTGTGAGAACTCCGCTTAATAAAGTAAATTGTGTTACTGCTACGCCAACATCTGTTGATAATAACTCTAACCCAGTGTTAGCTAAATCTAATATTCCTTTAACCAAATCACTATCTATAACAGAAGTAGATAGTTCTTGGAAAGTATTTTTAAGGTTGCCAACTTTTGCCTCTAAGCTATCCATATAAGCGGCATTTTCTCTTGTGGCAGAACCTGCAGAATCCATTGCAGTTGCCGTTGCACTTATAGCAGATTCAAAGTTGGTCATGACAGAAGTCAATACATTGAATTGGTTTTTACCAGCAAGAGCTTCACCAATAGCAGCTTGTTCAACATTTGCCAATTCATCCCAAGCAGCAGATTGACCTTCTACACCTTCATATAAATCTTTTAATATATCATAGGTTGAACGCATTTCTCCCTGAGAATCTCTCAAAGAAATATTAACTTTGCCATTAGCAGCTACATATTTATCTGTTTCTGCCGCTAATGCCGCAATGTTCAACCCTATTGTTCGCAGACCATTGCCTACCTTGGAAGGTTGCCCCACAAGGATTTCAGTGCCTGCTGTAACCACTCAATAATATAATTATTTAGATCATATCATCATATTTCTATGCAGGGCTTTTAGATAATTAAACCTACTCTACTCACTTCGTCTATTAAAATAGCTTATTCTATATTTATATAGTTATATTTATTATTTGTTTTCGATGATCGTTGAAGGTTATACTATATTTCAATAGCATCTTCCCTGCGGATTATTTTATTTTCCTTATTATTACTATTCCCTTAGCATTACCTTTGGCCCTTATAATATCACTATTATAAGTTAGTAAAGAAAAATTAAAAAACGTCCCCGCAATTAACCCTGTTTTAATAGGGCTGGTTATTATTTTTCAACCCTATCGTCTCTTCAAATGTATTCCCTGTTGTTCCTAATGCTGTGCCAGCTTTTATAAGAGCAGTAGATAAATCATTAGTGCCAACAGCAAAATTATTGGCTGTCTCATTGCTATATTAAAATTAGTTATTAATAATATCTCGAATAATTTTTATATATTTTTTATTTATAATATCTTTATAAGAAATTCTAATTAATGCTATACTCTTTTGTAAAGCATAAAAATTTTTAAAATTATCTCTATGTTTTAATTTTATAAAATTTTCTTCTTGCTCTTTCTCGGTAGAAGAATGAAAAATAGATTCTTTTTTAAAATGTTGTTCTCCATCTACTTCTATCAATGTATTTTTTGAGGGGATATAAAAATCAAAATATAAAACAAAATTAGTTTCAGGATTACGACAATCTTCAAATACTTTTTCTTTTTCATAATTTATTTTATATTTTTGTATCTCTTCTTCTATTATTCTTTCATAAATAGAACTGCTTTTAGCACATACAGAACACTTATACCCATTACAATACAAAAAAGAAGAAATTTTTATATTAAATATATTTCCACATTCACATTGACAAGTTATCATGTTTTCCATAGTTTGTCTATTTTTCTTTTCAAAACAAATCACTTTAACATCTAAATTATTATTTTTAGCATAAATATTTAAATTATTTATTAAAAATTCTTTGTTGAATTTGATAGAAAAATAAGAAAACATTTTTCCTTTTACTAAATTGGCATAACTAATTCGTCCACAATATCCATCTTGTGTCCGACATAAAATTTTATCTCTGCTATTTTCAATCTCTTGTAATATCACTAAACCTTTTTCAAGAAATTTTTGATTCATTTTATCTATAATTTGATTATTTATTTTATCTTTTTTATGTCTCATTTTTTGAGCGCAAGATACACACAAGAAACTTTTTCTATGTTTGATATTACCAAAACTTCTTTTAAAAATTGTACCACAAGAACATCTCATAGCTAATAATTCTTTGTTATTTTTGTAATTATTTGATAATAACTCAGACGGACAATTTTCTTTAATTAAAAAATCTTTTACTATATCAATATTAATAACTAATTACCTCTTAATATTCGACTATATCTTTATATTTATACTAAATATATCAGGGCGCTTGGGCTTTCGCCTACTCTACTCACTTCGTCTATTAAAATAGCTTATTCTATATTTATATAGTTACATTTATTGTTTGCTTTCGATAGTCTGTGAAGATTCATCTTTGTTTCAAAAGATGCTTTCCTGCGGATTGTTTATTATTATATCCTTTTTCCTTATTACTATTCCTTTGACATTACTCTCAGCCCTTATAATATCACTATTATAAGTTAGTAGAAAAAGACATTAAAATATTCCCGCAATTCACCCTAAAACGGCCTTTATTAAAACCGCGTCAATAATATGCTCGGAATTTTCAGCCTCTATATTAAAGGCTTTCATTTGAGAAATCAAAAATTGTGCTGCATCAGCACTTGATACTTGAGTATCAGCTATGTTTGTATATTTAACCGCTATTTCTGCTAATAAAGCAGAATCACTGTCGTCGAAAGAATTCTTTCTAAATTCAGTAGCGGCTTGTAACATTTCCGACAGTTAATTGTCTATTGGGCCATATTCTTCCATTTGTTCATTTTGTTCTCGATTATCTTCTTCAATCATTGATTCAATAATTCCTTCATCTACTTTTTCTCTTGAAAAAATAGCACAAAAAATTCCTGTTATTCCTACCATAATAAATGGCAAACAAACAACAATTTTTGGCAATTCAGAAGGATCTGCATATAGAATAGCCAAAAGAATAAACCAAGCAATGATTAAAACAAAAACAAACAAACACACCATGACTCCCATCTCCTTTTTAATTCTATTATAATTTTATCACTCATAAAATTAAAAAGTCAATAGACAATTTTAACGAAAATACTTTCATATTTTCCTGGACTATTTCTTCACCCTATAATATTTGGAGGGGTCGAACTTTTAAAGTCTCTTGACACATCCCTCATCAGGACTTCGCAACCAATCAACCATTCAATGATTATATAATCATTCCAGACTTAGGTATTTCTACCATATCTTATTCTATTTATTGTTAATAGTTTCCCGCATTCATATTATCATATCTCATATAATATTGTAGCTAAATAGACTTTAGGTGTTATTGGATTTTGAACGATTCTCAGTGCTAATTTACCATCTTAACACTCCGGCCAGAAATATTAACCGGTACGCCCAAACTGTTTACCAGCTTGAGATAATTGTGAAGTATAACTCTGCAGTCCTTCTTCACTCAGGTCAGAAACTTTCTTGACATTTATATTAGGAAGTAATTGATAAAATATCAATTATATGGACGCTACTCCATTCCCCTGTTTATATAACAGCTTTAATTTTCATTAAAGATTAGACTATATCTTCTTCTATAAATAATAGAAGTGTGCCATTTCAAAATACCAAACACTTGTATTTTTACTCCTTTTCAGGATAGTCGTTGAACGTTCCTTTATTCAAGGCTTCGCTGCTGATTATCTATTAATATTTACTTAGGATTTAACCATATAAACATATTTTGCTTTTTTTTCTACTTTCGTAACATTCACACTTAGGCATGTTTCATCCTTATGTTGTAGTAGCAAAATCTTTAAGACGTCCCAGCAATTAGACACATATTTTTACACTCATCTCACAATAAGCGAGAGCAAAAAAGTTCACTCTGTCAATGCGCTATCTAATTCAAAGACTTGATCCACCATAGACCTAATAGCACTTGCCGAAGCATCCATAATCATATTTGCTTCTTGGAAAGTTAAGCCTATGTCCTTAGCAATGTCATTCAAATTTTTAGCACTATTTGTCGCCTTATCTAATCCCGAAGAATCAGCACTTATTTTTATTTTAGAATCTATTCCTTTTAACTGACTCTTTATACTTGATAAATCAAGTTCTACATCAGTTATAATAGAATAATTAGAGCCTCCTGCCATAACTCACCCATCCTTCATTATTTATTATTAATTTTGCTCCATGCAATAAGTATGGCTTCAGCCTGATCATCTTGAGTTTTCTTGCTTTTAGGCCCATGCCATTCTAATTTTAAATTAAATAATTTATTTGCCATAAGAATAGCTTTTTCCTTTAGCACTTCTCTTTTACGACCATCTTTTGTTCCATCGAACATATTCAACCTACTTCTCCAAACAGTAGGAGAAATATATTCAATTTCTATATCAAAATTAACACAAATATCAAAAATAAAACCATGAACAGCCCCCAATAATAAAAGATTTTTACTACTTCTGCTTTCTAAAGGGACATCTTCCATATAAGCCATTATAGGTTCATATTTTTTAATTATTTCTTCTATTTGATCTTTTTGTTCTATCAATCTTTGATGCCATTCATCACTCTTAGCTCTGATTTCTGTACTGTAAACTAAATTTTTATTATTAAAAATAGAAATACCAGTACAAGTAGTGGACGCATCAATCCCCATAACTACACTCATTAACTTTTATCCAATCCAATACCAGAAGTATGGCGTTTCCATCTTAATCCAGCAGCAGTCATTCCAGCTTCAAAATATTGTCTTAATTTATTTTTTCCTAAAACTTTCTGAAGTTGTTTAAAAGCATTTCTTTTGGTAGTCCAAAATCCTGTTCCAAATACATGCCCCGCCATACCTTCATAAATAATATCAACTAATCCTTGCCTAACATCTTCTCCTGTAAATACAGAAGGGTGGTATCCTAATTTTTCAGGAGCCCATTTAAACTCTGATGAAATTCCTCCACCACCCCCTGATGTTGCTTCCCAGGCTTCTCCAAAAGTATAAGTTCTTCCATACACGTTGGGAAACCCTGCATTATATACTACTTCTTGAATAATATCATAATTTTCTTCTAAAATTTTGTCAGCAGTATAATCAACGGCTTTTTGCAAGGCAGGTTCTAACAATGCTCTTAATTCCGCATCATTTCGAGCGCCCATTTTTCACCTTCAAAGAATTATCTATATAATTTACAATTTGAGTCAAACTTCTTTCAATAGAAGTATAATATTTAATACATTTATCAATGTCATCTAAATTTAAAATTTGACTTTTCACAGTATCAATTAAACCAGAAGAATGTAATAATTCATGCCCATTCTTACTAATTTCTTCATCTTTTATATCTGTACAAAAATGAAGAACTAAAACATCATAATTTATTTGTTTTTTATCCCAATCGTCAAATTTCATTACACCACGAGCAATGGCATATACTTCAGAATAATCTAAATATCTTTTTACATGAACATCATATTCTTCAAGATAGATGGCATCTTTTTCCTTTATTTGTTTCATACAAAACTCCCTTTATAATTTAATAAATTTTGCAATATAAGCTCCTCCTAAGCCTATTAAAACTAAAATTAAAGGCCAATTATTTTTTATATATTGCAAAATATCAAATTTTCCTTTATCTTCCACTAATTGAATTTTGTTACTAACTTCATCTATTTTATCATTAGTTCTGTCTGATAAAATATTGAACTCTTCGCGAATTTCCTTAATAGATGTAGATTGAAGCTCCATTTTTTCATTTAATGCCCGCATAGAATATTGCACCTCTTGCATAGTTTCACCCAACAATTCACAAATTGATACATTTCTATCCACCATCTCTTTTAAAAATGGGCGCGTACTTTCAATCTCGACCAACCTTTTATCTATATTATTTAATCTTTTATAGATTGCATCAATATCTTTCTCTACATCCATTTACAACGCCCCTTTAATAGACCACTTCCCATTTCTATCCTTAGATAGTTTTACATAAACTGGAACATAATCAAACGGATTTTTTAAGATAATAATATTATTTTTAACTTCTATATATAAAGAATTTTTCTTTTCAAATTGTACTTTATAATAATTCTTAGGTATCACTTCTGGTTTTTTTTTACAAGTATTGTTCATTCTTGGATTAACCCTATATTCATTATTTTTATTGCAATAAAATAAAAAAGGACAAAATCCATTATCTACATTGCATTTTCCAGCTTTAATATTAACATATTCACACATTTTTCTAATATAAATATAGGAGGGTTTTCCCTCCTATATTTATCAACTATAAATTATTCTACAGTCACCTTAACAAATGCAGGTTCTACTTTGCCTGTATAATCAGTTAAATTGACAGAAACAATAGCTGTACCAGCAGTAGAACCAGCAGTTATTTTACCATCATGTGCCCCAACAGCAGTATCGGTAGCAGTAGAAGCAGGATCACTTTCTATTGCAAAAGTAAAGTTAGAATTATCTTTCCGCTGTGCAGGAAGAGAACCTTTATAAATTACTCTAACAGATAAGGTTTCAGTCCCATTTTGAGAAAGTTCAACATCACCGTTTTCTACAGCAATACCAATAACATCATCCTGCCATTTAGCATTATAAATTTCCTCGGTCATAGTACCATAATAGGGGTCCTCTTCACAACTGGTCTCATCATTAATGGCTAAAGCAGAACCAGTTAAAGAAACGGTAGCAGCACCAGTAGAAGTTAATGCAAGATTTTGATTACTTTATGTTCACATAAGTTCGTTAATCTTATGCCGTTTTTAACAGCTTACACTTTCGTGCAAGAACAGACTATATGTTCAACTTAATTGTTCGTTATTCGTCATGTCAATATACCCAATAGAATGACCGGCCAACAAATAATCAATTTCTTGTTGTAATCTTTCTATTGTAGGTATACTATCTTTTTTATCACCTAAAATACGCAAAACTTTATACCCTTGATTAATCAACCAATGATTTCTACGTCTATCATAATCTTTCATATCTTTATGCCAAAATACCCCGTCATACTCGACATCAATCTTAACATTATTAAGAATTAATAGACAATCTAAATTTATTTTATCAACAGGATAACCAGGTTTGCAATTTTCTTTACCATATAATTGAATTAACATATTGATAATTTTTTGTTCTGGCTTAGATGTTGGCACTGTTCCATTTTTATACATAGATTTTTTGGCCTTAGCTTGCAATATATCACTTTTAACAGGATTATCAACACCATAATTTTTAATCATACTATTTTTAAATTTTTCTTGTCCTATTTTTGTTTGCATAGCATAAGGTTTGCCGTATTTAGAAATCATTGACTCTTTAGCTTTAGCCCGTAATTCTTTATTTCCCCATAAAGAAGTTGAATTATATTTTCTTAATAAAGTATCTCGTATTTTTAGTTGTTTACATTGTTTACATGCCTGTTTACCACGATCTTTTCCAATATTATAATTTGCATATCTTGTTTGATATTGTCTTCCGCAATAATCACATATACAAATCACATTCATTCGACTTCTTAAAGGCATATCTTTTGCAGGAACAAAAAACTCATCACCAATATATGTATAATGATATCCTTTGCTAATATAATGTTTTTTATTATTTGAAGACCATTTCACTGATATTATTTGATTATCATCAAACATTTCATTCCTCCTTTCTATAAAAATATAACGAACAATCAAGTGCCGGATTTTTCAACTCACTTGAGTTTACTTCCCCACAAGGGAATAGTCGTTGAACCTTTCTCTATTCGAGAAGTGGCTGCTAAAGACCCATTGTACAAACACTTAGGATTTAACCATATGTCATTCTTTGCTTTTTTTCTACTTTCGTAACATTCACACTTAGGCATATTTCATCCTTATGTTGTAGTAGCAAAGACTTTAGGGATTCAAAGCAATTAACCCGGAGCATATACTAATCACTTAATATATGTGGCATTATTTTTAAGCAATCTTGGACTTAAAAATTTCACCATCCATTTGTAATCTTGGTACATCAGTAATTAACCGACCATAACGGGTCTGGTCAGTTTGTACATTAATATCACCAGAATATAAATCATTTAAAATAACCACATGAAGTTCAGAAGGAACATATTGAGTTTTAATTCTAATAGATTTAGCGTTCTCATTCTGATAAAAATACTTGACACAATAATGATCGTTGCTCTGAGAGCCAGGAATCGTCATAGTATTACCACTAATAGTGCCGATCGTCCAATCAGAATCAGCAGGTTTCTTATACCAACCAATTAAAGTACCATCGAACATCACAGGAGTCTCAGTGAGTTCAACATTGCCTCCACCACCACTGACTGTCACTTCTTCTTCTATAACAGATAAGCCTCCAGATTCAATATTAACGCCAAGAGAAGCCGCAATATACTCGAAGTTGAACATTGCGTCGGTCAAAGTGATAGCTAAGTTACTGTCATGGAAGAATTTACCCCACAAAGCATTACCTTGACCGCCACGAACTTCTTCGGCGGTAATAGTGAAATCGAAGGTAGTATCAGTTAAAGTTTTAGCTACGCCAATTAACTCATTATTCTTAAAAATTAATGCACGACCTACGCCAGCAGCATAATGATTTTGAGCCATTAATTTCACTCCTTATAAAAATTATTAAAAGCAACATCCATATTATCTCCATAAGAAGTATTAGATGTCTGCTTAATAGTTGAATTGTTACCCATAGACTTTTTATATTCATCTACATTAACAACATAATCATCAAATTTACCTTTTTTCTTTTTAAATATCCAATTATCAAATTTATCAGCCTGTCCACTATAAATAGCTATAGGCATAATAACATTATATTTAATCTCTTCATACACTTCCGCAAATAAAATCGAATGACTACGATAAGTCATATCTAATTGTTCTTTTTTAGAAAGACCTGTATGAGAAGTAATAATAGCTATTTTTCTTTCTAAATTAGGAGAAATTAATCCTTTATTTCTTAATTGATCTTTTTCATCCATATTTTTCTTGAAATTGGGATCAATATATTCATCATCATATCCCGGAAAATTTTGATACAAAATAATTCGTTTTATATCATCAAATTCTTTTTGATTAATTTTAATTCCTAATTCTTTGTCTATTATATAAAATTTTTCGTCCTCTGTAATAATTTGAGGTTTTTTAAGTTTTAAACACAAAATTAAAATATTCAATAATTTTTGTATATTAACTTCATCTTGAAATAAAATAACTACTATAAATTTTAAATAAGACATTTGAATTATTTCAATAGAAGAATTAGAATTTTTATCTACAGTTAAAATACCAATACTGCCAAGAAAAAATTCACTATCTTTTAATTGTATTGGATATATATTAATCTCATTATCTTTTAATTTATATTTAACAGGTTCATCTAAATAAAAATACCTGGTTTTTAAATATTCTATATCTACCATCAAGAATCACATTCAGTTTCTATACCTGTATCGCCAACCAATACACTAATAAATAATTGTTTTCCTGTATATGTTTTTGAATTTCCAATTACACTCCTTGATAAATCATATCTCGACATATCTTGATGAAAAGTCATTTTCCCTACGCCATCAACTTCTGTACCATTCAAAACAGATAACAACCGATTTACAATTAAATCTCCTCTTGACACAGGAATGCCATTATATCCCACCAAGGACATTTTACCACCATATAAAATATCAAAAGCATAAGTAACATTACCAACATATAATGATTCAGGCTCAATATAATAATTATATATTTTTATCAAACATTTAGATTCTGCAATAGCATCCTCAATTAGATTAGTAAAAAATATACCATATTGTTCTTGAGGCCCACTCTTCCATACCAATTCCATTTTTTCAGAAAAAGTCAGATTGGGTTTATCTAAAGCATCATAATCATTATATTTCAACAATTTCCAAATAATCTCATCTGATAAAGCTAAATGTTTTAGAATATTATAAGGAATAGTTGGTAAAGCATAATAACTATTATACATAATAACCTCCTATCCCATCATACTAATCACATCTAATGATAATACTTCATCAAAAGTAAAATTAGGATTATCATTTTGAATTTTAATATATATAAATTGCGGATTATTACTAATTTTTTTGCCAGTTATAGTAAACATATAATTGTCATTTTGTTCTATATCTATATAGTCATTAAACAAAACAATTTCATTTTCTGTCAAACTTAAAGACAACATAGATAAATTATTAATTATTTCTGAACCATAATTAACTTCTATTTTAAATTGAATAGATTCAAATTGACGAATCTGACTGAATGCAGGTTGAATAATAAGTTTAGGCGTAACATTTTCTTTGTCTACAACTTTAATATTTATACTATCATAGACTTTTTTATTACCTTTTAAATATCCAATTATTTGACATTCTCCAGAAGAACCTAAAACTGTATATTCGCCCTTTTTATTTATATTTACTATTCGCCAATTAGTTGAATACCAAATTATATCTCTCTCAACTTCTTCTCCATTTAACAAAATCTGAGCTTCTAATACTCCTTTATCATTCTTAACCAATTCCATATTATTAGAATTAATTTTCAAAGTATAATTAAAAGTTCCATTATAAGCTAATTGATTCTCTATATCATCTTTCGCTTGAAGTTCATCAAGATATAAATCAAGATATAATAAAGTAGGTTCATTAGAAATAGATTTATCTATTATTGTATTTTGATATGCTAATAATTTAAACGGACGACCACCAAGAATATATCTGGTATTTATTTTGAAAAGTCTTAATGTATCTTTATTGCCTTGAACTATTACAGTAGCATGATTGTTAGGAGTAATAATATAGCTACTAACTTGAACATTAGGAGAAGTCATATCATAATCAACTACACAAGGAGCAATAAAAATTCTGCCATTTTCAGGATCAATAATCTTCAAAACATTATTACAACGACGAACGCCTATATCTTCATTAACATTAGCATAACTGTCTGTAAAATAACAAATCCAATAATTATCATCAAATTTATAATACAAGCCTTTTTTTACTTGATGATTTATATCTCTGAAAAGCAGACGTTTAAAATCCTGCCCATTTGTAAAACCTCTGCTACTTAATCCAACTACATTATCAACCCAAACTTCAATTTTCCTAAAGTCATAAGACCCAAAATCCACTTGTTCTTCTATGGTATATCTTGCAGAGGTATATTCCCATTGTTGATCTATTGCCGCTTGTTGTTGATCTCTAAAATAATCATTAGGAGTTTGAATAATCCCATTATTTATCGCATTCTCAAAAAAACTATAATTCATACTCTTTCTCCTTAGAAAGAATATTAATAATATGAAAAACTGTTCGTTTTACCTGACTATGCTCTGCTTTGTCTCCTAAAATATAAAGACCTTTAATAGCCGTTGCAATATCATTATTATATCCTAAATACCAAACATATAATCTATCTAAATATTTAATATAAGTATCTTTATTAACATTTGAATCAGGAGAGTCAATTTTTTCAAATTGAAAAAGAATGTTATAAATTTCATTTATTCTTTGCTGTAACAAATCATCACTCCTTTTTCAAATAATTTATATTAATATCTTGTAATAAATAATCAGTAATTTTTTGATAAACTTTTTCTCTTAATGTATCTATATATGCACCTTTTTCTTTCAAATTTTGAGAAGCCGCATGTGTTTTAAAACTCCCCGAAGTCTGAAGAAGAGCATTAATCTTTGTAGAATTCTGTATTTCTCTATTAAACCATTCTATTACCCAAAAATCAGCTAAAATACTAATTTCAACATTGGTTAAATCAGAAATGAACTTTCTTTTATCTACATTATAATCAAGAGACTGTTTGCATTGAAAGAAATTAGGTATTGCATTTATTAAAAATCCATCACAATATTGTTTAAAAACATCCTGACTTTGATTATAAGCCTTCATTATCTTATAATCATCAACTTTAACTAAAGCAATATCTATTATTTCATCAAAAGAAGTCATATTATCCCTCCTTTAAAAGAGGTTCAATATTTATATAATCAATATTTGTCTTATTTTGAAGATACATTAAAATATTAGCATCAACATTCTCTCCATTCAATCTCTTATCAAAAACCATAGAATTAATAATAGTTTTTTGACCTAATGGAGCAGATTCATATATAGCAATAAATTCCTCATGATTCTTATCAAGAATATTCTTCATAACAGTAGGATCAAGAATATTTTTGTATAATCCGGTCAAACGGTTCTTTTGCACAAACTTTTTGTCGTTAATATAATAAGAGCCTCCTTGAGTAATACGAGGCATAGAATTTATAATTAATTTTAAATCTGATTCAGGAATATATTTTATAGTATATTGTTTCTCAAATTCATATTTTTTTCCATCTGCTTTTCCAGTAGTACTTAAAATCATTTGAGCATTCGTTAAACTAATAACTTCAATATCTCTATCTTCATTACTTGATTCTATATTACTCTGATTATTCAATGCAGATAAAAGTTGATTCATCTGTTTTTCAATTTCTAACATCTTTTCTTTTAACTGCATATTTTCTTTTTCTAAATTAGTTATATCTATACTATCAACGACATTTTTCTCATTTTCTTTAATATTAGTATCGACTTTTTTTGTATATGCCATTTATTGTTTTCCTTTCTTTCCTTTTAAAAAAGAGGAAGGAAAACCTTCCTCTTTTCCCTATTATCCAACAAAATAAATATTAAGCATTCATATCATAAACGCCACTGACTGCACCAGATAAGAACTCAAAACCAAATCTCTTATTAATAGTAAAGTTGCTGGTTAAATCAGCATTATCATAATAATCATTAGAATTTGTTAGAGTGCTCCCCTCAATAACACCTTTGACAATCTTATCAGTAGCAGGGCTAATAACAAATAATAGATCATCATTTAAAGCAAGACCATAATTGGTGAAATCACCAATAGCCACTTGAGGTAACTCCATGAAATCATACCCATAAATATTACGAATTAGCTGAATATTCATATTAGCAGAATCTGCATTAATTCTATAACCATTGGCAGAATCAGGTAATACCTTGGAAAGAGCTAAAGTAGTGCCAGCAATAACAGGTTTCATATTGAAATTATATGCCTGAACAGTCTGAGCTAACTTAATTAACTTCTGAATGTCAAATGCACCCTCAATCTTTAGAGCAGCAGGACGATTAACACCAGTTAGACCAGCAGTTACAGCACCGTATGCTTCCTTAGTCATTTCAGTCTCAATAGAAAGAACTGCAATGCGAGCAAATTCAGCCAAAGACTGACGACCAGATAAAACAGCATACATATCAACAGAAGTAGTAATCACATGATTAAATACAGGAATAGTAGCATCAGACTTGTATTGTTTCTGAATTAGAGTCTGACGCTGTGCATTCCCGCCTCTGGACACAGTCATTAAAGAGCGAGGAGGAACCTTAAATAAAGGAACATCACCAAAACCAATCTGACGAATTTCGGTATAAAGACCAATCTCATTAATAATAGTAGCAGGTAAAATGGTCTCAATCATCATCGTGACTACCGCAAAAGTAGACCACTTAAAATTAGGATTAGAAGCCCAAATTTCAGCAGGAACATTTTCAGGACGCTTTACACCCGCAAAGCGTTCAATCTCACAAAGCATAGCTTCATGAACTCTCTTTTCCTTTTCAGCAAAAGAAATGGGCTTGCCCTCTTTAGTCATGGTTTCATAAGAGCCAATATTCTTTTTTAAAAACTCATCAGAATAATGACGATAATAATCGGCGAACTGCTCATAAACAGTAGTATTGCCATTAGAAAATTTTACAATATCATTAGATAATTTCATATTATTAAAAACCTCCTTTATTAAGAAATAGTAGCTTCAGGATTCTTTACTACTTCTAATATATAAGCAGATAAATAATCTTGCCCAATCACAATAGCCTCAGTGCCTTGATACTGAGCGACAAAACCAGTTACAGCAGTAGCAGTAGAGGCAGCCTGCCATTCACCATTAGCATCTGCATAACCATACTTATTAGTAGAAGAAGGTTTGGTGTTATCACCAAAAGTAGTCTCAGAAACATGAATGATATCACCAGGCATTAAACGAATGATGTCAAAAGGAGTGCCAGCAGGAATAGAGAACTCACGAGGATCATCGTATAGATTGCCACAAACTTCCTTAGACACTTCAGGACCACGGACCATCCACACATCATTCACATTACCATTAATAACAGAAGTTAAAGTTGCAGGAAAAACATACCCCATACCTTGAGCAGCACCTGTACCCATTGTACCTAACGTAACTAAAGAACCATTATATACAGTGGTCTCAGAAACTGCCACTCTGTTTAAGGAATCAACATTCTGAGACATTGCAGTTTTATAATAAACTACAGGAAAATTATTCTTTGCCATAATTACCTATTCTCCTTTTATTACCAAATAGAATTTATTTTACTTTCAACTTGCACAGGATTAGCAAAACTCCACATAGTACCTTTTTGAGCTTTTTTCTTAACTCCCGTTTCAAAACAAAATGCTTTGACCTTATTAGCCCAAGCATCTACACCGTCAACAGAGCATTGTAATCCTTCATCACAAAACTCTTTGTATTTATCATCAGATAAACAATCTTTTACTTCACTCATAACAGATTCAACAGATGCTGCAAGAGTTTGTTTATCAGCAGCTTCTTTAAATGCACGAAGCTCAGATAGCTCTTTCTCCATATCTTTCATCTGCTTATCTTTGTCCATAATAATATTCTTATTATCTTCAACATCTTTAGATAAACGATCTATTTCAGCCATCGCTTCATCAATAGACATTTCTTTTTTCTCAGACATTTTCTGATCCTTGTCTTTCTTCACAGTATCCCAATGAATATCTGCATCAACAGTTTTATCGTCTTTATTAACTTTTATATCGGCTTCTACACGATAACGAACATCATCCTTAGTATAAATAATATGATCTTTTTCAATACTATCTACATAAGCATCTCTACCTTCATGCTCTTGAACTTCTTCGATAACATCGGCCCAAGCCTTACGACCTTCAATTTCATCAAAATATTTGGTGCTCATTTCAGTGTCAGCCTCCTTTCCTTCTTTAAATAATCCTAATTTACGCTGAATCTTTTCTACCTTAGAAACAACAGAAGAAACATTTTCTTTTTTTGCATATCCTAAAGCAGAAGATAAACCATCTCTATTATAAACAAAAGTATCGCCTTTTAATTCCATAACAGGATATTTCAAATGCTCAGAAGGAGCGTCTTCCCACCCATCTTCTACAAGCATATAAACATCTTTAACAAGTGTATTTTTATTAGATGCCCCCATTATGTCATTTCGTAGTTTTGTTTTATCTACTTCGCCCCAAGGCTTATCAGACAACGCCTCTTTTGATTTATCAATTTTATATTTCTTTTCTTCAGACATTTTATTTTTCCTTTGGTCCATAAAATTTTCAAGATTTGAACATTTTTTCTTGCAATCTTCAAAAAAAGCATTTGCCTCTGTTTCAGAAAATCGAGTGAATACAATATCAGAACCTGGGCAACTTGGATTAATATGTTTCCCTAATGTAGTTACTCCTACAATATTAAAATCTAATACTTCATGTTCATCTTCTTCTGAAGTATGAACATTCATTTCTACACTCACATTTCTTAAATTATCAGATTCAAACATAGCACAATAATTTTTAGCATATACTTTACTAATAATTACATCAACATAAGATTTTAAATATCCATCTTCATCATAAACAAAATCTACTTCTTGATCTCTTGGAACCATACCAACTATATATTCTTGTTCTGTATGAGTGCCGGCATCTACAACTCCTGTCATATCTGCTACAATCCATTTACCAAGAACACTTGGTGCTGATTCCTTTAATACTGTCTCACTAATATTTAATTGGTGAGAATTAGGACGTGTTGAAAGAAAACCCATTTTCCCTATGGCAAATTCACTGTTTTCATATTCACTCGAATTTATTCTTTTTACTTCATTAATAGAAAAACGAGCCATTTTCCCCAATTCTTTCTCACTCCCTTCTATCATTTAATTATATATAAAATCGTTAAATTAATAACGATTTTTTATTTTATTCAGAATTTTTTCTAACTTTTTTCCCTTTTTAAAGTACAAATTACCTTCATAATCTTTCCACTCAGGCGGTAATCCTGCTTGATGAATTTTAATAGCTTCTTCCCCATCTGCTACATAATATAATTCATAATTAGAAGGTTCCCCAATACATATCATTTTATATCCTCTTCAAAAATAATTGATTTTAATTATCTTTACCTAAAATCCAAAATCCATTAATATGTCTGTCAAAACTGGGATTAGTTCCATAAATAGATATTTTATCACTTAATAAAATAGCTTGTTCAACTATTTCATTAAAATCTTCTAACATATCAAGCATATCTACATAAACATGTAAATCATCATTATGTTGTGCTATTTTACAAACGCCCATCATAGCAATTTGAAAATCTAACATTCTTTCTTCCATATCTTTAATAATTTCTTCCACCGAAGAATAATCTTGTCCAGCCGATGGAGTAGCAGGATAATAAACTGGAATATTATATCTTTCTAAAGTCTTTTCTCCAATTTCATCTGCCAATAATGGAAAATAATGTGCTATACCTTTATGAATTAAATTGGATGTATTATTATATGCAAATTTTGTTCCTAAAATAGACACTAAACGATCTAAATATCTATTTTCAACAAAACATTTGCCAATTAATTCAATTAAAGAGTTTTGAGTCTCTTGAGTTACAATCATTTTCATCTCTACCTTATCAAATATTACTTTCTACATCTCTATTCATTTGACCAGATTCAGATAAATCTATGTCATCTTTTTTAGGACGCCCTGGACTATTCTGCCCCGTAGTATTAGAATTTAACATTAATGTACTAAATTTATTTATCCAATCGCTATATTTAGACTCTTCTAAACTTCTCTCAAAAATTTGAGGTTCTATTCCCATTGCAGAAGCCCACATACTTTGATTCAGAACTAATCCTTTATCAGCTAATTTACAAATTCTGTCAAATCGTTTTTCTCTATCAAAAGAATAAGAGCATCCAGAGAAATGAAACTTAAACTTATATTTTTTAGTTAATTGATTAACATAATAATCTAAAAAATTCTCAAACTGATAATACATAGAACTCATAGTATTATATTGATCTGTAATTCCAGCTTCAATTTCTGCATTACTCATTCTATCAGATGAATAAATAATTCTACTAACACCAGAACCGACCCCAGCAGAAGTTGATAATTGATCTTGATACATGGAACTATTATTATCATTAAATTGATAATATTTTGTATTTTCAGTAGGAAGAGCTCCCAATTTAATTTGTCGTCCCAATCCTTCTTTGGCTTTTCCCATAAAACTGCCTAATGTTACAGGATCAATAGCAAATTGATTAGCCTTTGTTCCTGATTTAGCATTATCAAACAATCTTATTTCACCAGCTAAAATAGCAGAAGCAGCAATGATATCTTTATCATATTGCAATTTTTCTATTTCATCATTTCTAATAGCATTCTTTAGAAAAGGTGCCAAAAACGGAACTTGAGCAAAATTATTAGGATTCCATTTAAAAGCCCATGCCCCGTTTTCAGGAGAAGTCTGTGCCCAATATGCAAATTGTCCAGTTCTATTATTTAAAGGATTCGTAGGCCTATAATTAATAGGATTTTTTATATCTTCAAATACTCTTTTATAAGTTTTAGCTAAAGAAGGATCATATCCATCAAGATCAGTTCCCGGTTGTAAAAAGTAATTAAAATCAAAATCCCAAAGCAATCCCTTTTCCCATTTTCCAGTTAATAAACAGTAATCTTGAGGCATGGTTTGTAAAGCAAATTTCATGCCTTTATTGCCCCATTTAGTTTTTCTATACCATACAAAATCTGTCTCGTGGGCAAGAACCTCAACTAATACTTCTTTAAATTCTTTTTTATATTTAAAATTATCAAGGAAATTATATACTCTTTTTTTATCTTCTTTATATAAATCCGATTGATAATCTTCTTCTGTAAAAGCATTAACACAAGTTAAATCTAAATCAAAAGCCAAAACGTTTACATAGCTATACAAAGTTCTTTTAAATATCATATCAAATTGAGTCATAAACTCTGTATATCCTTGCAAATTTTTCTCGTTTTGTTTATATTCAGACAATGCTTCACAAATTTTATTAAATGTAGGGATTCGTGGATTATTATTCAAATTTTGTAATAATTGATTACTTAACCAAGGAGTAAACAGTCCATAATTCTCAGAATAATATAGACCCTGAGCAAAATCAATTACATCTTTTACTCTTTCTTTACTAATATAATCAGACATTTTTCCTCCTTTCTCACCAAATTAATTGAATTGAATTTAAATCTATTTCTTCTTGTTGCTGATTTTTTGCATATCTATTGTCAAACCGTTCAGCAATATAATTGGCATAAGCAAGCACGATTGCCCTATCCTTAAATCCTGAACGAGGCTCTTTTAATCTTACTAAACCATTTCTATATTCAGCAGATAAATTTACACATTCATGTATTAATTCATCTGTTTGTCCATAAGGAGCTATTGAATAAGCATATTGATCTGGAGTTAATTTATAAAATTCTCCATTATCCTCTAAATTGTTTTGAGCTTCCTCAGCATTAATTAAAAATTTAATATTATTAATTTCAAGCTGCTTTTTTAAACTTTGCCAAACCAAACTATTTAATTCCAAAGTACCAATAAAAGGAATTAAACAAGGAATTGCATTTTTATCAACTGTTCTATTAGATAACTCTTCCATTTTCCCAGAAGTTATTATTTGAATATCTTTGTCTAAACATAAAGTAAAACCACTATTATTCCAATAAGAACCTCTTTCAGGATGTTCTGTTTTATTAGAGAGAAAATCATATATTGTTTCACCACCAGACCTGTTATCATATATTAAATAATCAGCCTGATAATCATAATATAATTCTTTCATTCTTAAAACAATTTGATCGGCTCGGCCCCCTGGACGTGTCTCTATATAGTCTATATGTCTTTCAAAAGAAAACTTTTTCCAATGTAAAGACATGCACATAAAAACTGTATGGTCATTATTTTGTCTTGAACTATTTCCACTAAAAGCCAGGTCTGCTATAACAAATCTAATTTCATTCAATTTTTTATCTTGCATAGACAAAGGCGCTTCATCAATAATATCTTTGATTTTAGGAGGATAAAAACATTGACTTAATACTTGATTATTTCTAAATGATTCAATATTAAAATAACCATTTTCATTTATACGGAACATTTCATTTAAAATTTCCATACGAAAATCTGTTGTTGTCATAGATTTTTTATTTTTCCTATAATCTGCCCAAGTTCTTGACCCATCTTCAATAGCTGTGAAAATATCCTGCGCAAAAGGAATAAATCTTTCATGTTTAGAAGTATAATAATGCTTTGTAGTATCTATAAATTTTTTAAAAAACCACTCATAACTATATCTGGCAGAAGTTATATACATTGACTTAGCTTCTTCTTGCCATCTTTTTGTATTGTATTTTGGATTCGACAAATATTTAGCTTGACGAACATGCCCCATAGGTTCAAATACAGAAGAAATAATACTTGGTTTTAATAATCTCGTCTCTTCATATATATTATAGGTTGAACGCGATCCTCTACTTGATTCGAGGCAAGGTAAAACCGTTATAGTTGAACCATTTAGTTTATTTTCTACTGTATAAGCGCCCTCAGCAGTATTTGATTTAGTAATTACTATATACTCATTTTCATACATATATAATAAATAAGGAGATAATTTTTTTATAATTTCATCTCTTATTTTCTTTTCAACTAATTTTGCTGCTTGAGGTATAGTAGAAGAAGTTATAACAATTTCTGAATAAGGATATAAAGAAAAAGCACATATTGCAGCAATACCAGCACGAAAAGATTTTGCAGCACCTCTTGTTGCTATTTCAAAATATTCATTAGCAACTCCAGCCATATGTAAAGAAAATTTTTGTAATGGATATAATTTAATTTGCAAAACTTGTTCACAAAACAAATCCCAATTTCTTCTATAATATGATATCCACTTTTTTACATTAGCTCTTTGTTTTTCTGAAAGCCAAGAATCATAATTTATATTAGTAGTAGATAATTGTTTATTTAGAAATTGACGACGTAAATTTTTCCCATGATTAATAGGTAAACTCATACTTTATCATTCCTCTTCAATAGGAATATCTGGATATATAGTATCACCTGTCAAAATATTTTTCATAGACCTCATCCAACTATTATAAATCTTTTCATAACCTGCAATATCACTATATTTTGCTCGATCTTCTTCTTCCGCTGGTTCAGTTTCTTCTATCATCCAAGCAATTCTATCAATAAATTTTTGGCGTTCATCTTTTTGATTTATAGAAAAGTCATTCATTTTTAACAAATTAAGTTGCTTATTCAAACTTTCTTGAGCACGACTAATCTCTGTACCATCATTAATCTCATTGGCTTTTCGCAATCTTAATTCACATTTCGCCAAATCTCTAAATCTTTTTTCTAAATTAACATCTATATCTAATAATTCAGAAGTATATTCTTCATACGTTTTATTTAAAAACTCATAAGATTCTCGGTCAAGTTGTTTAGTATTTATATCAACATAAAAATTACCCCAAATTTTTCTTTCTTCTTCTAAATTCAATTCTTGCTTTGGGACAATTTCATCTTTTTTTATTTGAATTAGATCATCTAACATGACATCACTTTCCCAAAATCCGTTCACAAGACGACCATCTTCTATCAAAGTTTTTAAATACAATAATAAATAATCTTTTCCTCTACGTCCAGCAGAAGGATAAGTTTCTACAATTTTCCATATTTCAGAAATAAAAGGAATGCCAATTTCAGATAACACCAGCCAAAAAGCAGCAGATTTTTTATCTAATATATTTTCATACTCTTTTAATTTTTGTCCACAGCAATTTTTGCATAAAAATATATATTCTTCTTTAATTTTAGGAGATTTATAAAATTCTTTAGAATCTTTTATTTCTCCACAACACCCACATAATTTTCTTCCCATTTTTCCTTTATTTTAATATTTAGTTTAAATATATAACCTTTTCCCAAGTTTTATTATTGTCTTCAAATAATATAAATTTAGCTCCAGCTCTCGCTAATTTACGATTCTTCCGACTAAATTCATCTATTCCAATTAAACTTGGAACTATTATTATTTCTTTATCGCCAGTAGGACTATATCCAAGACTTATTTGTTCTTGATGATGAAAATGCCCCATTAATAAAATATCAATAGTAATATTATGATATTGTTCCCAATAAGATATTTCATTAATATTTTTTTTGCTATCATCTCCATGAATAGCTAAAATATTAATACCTTCAATTTGTTTAAAACTAAAATCACTATAAGGATCAACTTTAATATTCTGATTATCTTTTAATCTTAAAGCTATAAACTCTCTGATTACTTTACCTAAATTTTCAGATTCCCAATTCCTCCCTGTTGAAATCAATCTTAATTCAGAATGATTTCCTCCTAAACATGAAAATTCAATTTGAATATTTAATTCATTTTGTATTTTATTTAAAAATTGAGATATCATTTCAGCATATTGTAAAACACTATCAATAACACCTGTTTTTAATTTAGCTATATCTGATAATCTTAATATATTTTGTATACCATCACCAAGATCAAAAACAATTAATTTTTTATAATTAAAATTATTTTTATAATCTTTAATAACTGTATCAGCTAATTTATTTAATCTTTTTTTTAATATATCTGGAGAATAAATATTTATAGGTTCATTAAACACTGTTTGCATATTAATCTCAACACCATTGTGAGCGTCAGATATACAAAGTACAGCAGTTTGTTTACTATTAAATTTGTCTTGTATAGTATTAGAAAAAATTAAAGCAGGCATATTATCAATAGCTTCTTTAATTTTTTCATTAAATAATTCAAAACGTGAAATATCTCTAACGTATTGATTATATTCTAAATTAATTGTTTGTATTTTTTTGCGTTCTTTTTCCAATTCTTTTTTAGCAATTAAAATTTCTTGTAATTTATTTTCATCTTGAATATTGTTAATTTCATCGTTTTCAAGAATTGATAAAAATTTTTCAAAAAATACAAAACAACGTCGAGTATTTTCTTCTCCATATATATTTTCATTTAACAAAGATTTAGCCCATTCTTTATAACTAATAGTTTTATTAGATAATGCCTGAGTTACTCTTTTAGAGAAAGATAAATAAGATTCATTTTTTCTTCTATCCATTTTTTTTATCATCAATCATTTTCTTAAAATCTTTTTTAGAATTTTCAAGTCGAACACTACTAATACTACCGTAGCTTTCTAATTTTTGAGCTCTAACTTCTCTCAAATAGTCTCTTTTACTCAACTTTTGATTTTTTAATCTTTTTCTAAATTGCTTGGTTACTCCTTGCATATTTATATCATTAATAAAATGATCGCTTGCTGTAAAGAAAGGAACATCGCGCTCTGGAACTCTATAAGTAACTAAATTACCTTTAGGATCATGTTGCACAGACATTTGTTCTTTCATTCTTTTAGTATAGAAATTTCCAATAAATGGTACTCTACATTTTCCTTTATAATATACTTCATGTATTATAAACTCTAAAAAACCTTGTTCCCAATATTCTTTTACTTTTTCTGGAGAAATATTCAATTTTTTACTTACTCCAATATAAAATTCCTTGTCAGTCAAATATGTTATTTTTGAAGCCATATTATTCCTCTTTGTCAAAAAATTCGGTTTTCCTTTTTAATCTTTTTCTGAAAGCTGAACTAAATTTAATACGCGGGTCTAAATATCCTGGATAATCTTTAGGAGGTAAAAATTCTCCTTTAGCCGGATTAAAATATACTTTATTTAATCTTGGAGGTTTTACTTTAAAACTAATTTTACCAATATTCAATACTTGAATGTCAATATAATTAGCTAAACATTCTTCTACAATGTCCTCATAAACTTTAAATACTTCTTTAATTGCTGAATAAGGAACACCAGTTCTATTCATAATTTCCGTATATGCTTCTTGATTTGTAATATAAGGATATTGTTTCTTTCCCATTTTTATTCTCCCTATTTGTTTCTATTTTATTTATTAAATATAATAATATTTTATATATTTCAATAGATTGTCGGCTTATTCTGAGTTCCGTTTTTCTTTTTTCCTTTGATTTTTCAGTTGTAATGAGCATTTTTCACTACAGGTTAGAGTATGTAATGCCATGTTTTTAGGAATAAATCTTCTTCCACAAACAATGCAGATTCTACTTTTAGGGTCTAAATTATTTTGTATATTGTCTATCATCACATCACCAAAACAATCCCATAGTCCTTTTTTAGCAGAAGTTTTTCTAACTGTATATAAATAAGCAACTAAAGTATTCACAATATATTTAATATCTTCTCCGCTTTCCTCAATAATTTTCTCTCTCATATTTTTGTATTTATACATATCTTGATTTTTTATCCCTTTATTTTTATCTTCATCTTTAAAAGTAGATAATCGTTTATTATAATAATCATAAAGTTGTATTATAATATTATTATTAGAAAGATCAAATCCAAAATTTAAATCCATTAACATACGATAATCAAATTTATTTATAGATTTAGAAAAAATTATTTTAGAATCAGGTATTTTTTTAGCTATATGATTCATGGTAGAATTATTACTTGCATTTACTTGATATTCTTTTTTATCTTTAGCATAAATAAAAAAATTAGGTAATTTTATATTTGTATTTTTTTTTATAATTTCTTTAATATTTTTAGGAGGCTCAGGCAGCCAAAGTGTTTTAGCTGAATCAATAACAGCATTATTATAAAAAGTCAACCAACGAATTACATTTAATTGCTCTTCTTCTATTTTTTGATTATTCCATATTTTAGTTATTTTATTAGATATAGGCCCAATATTACCTTGAGTATAATTAAAAATCATACCTTCGTATATGGAATCAGAATCTAAATGTTTTTCTTTTGCTTTTTTTAATTCATAATCTAAAGGAACTATATTTTGCATATTTCTTTCAGCAATAGAACATATTAATTTATTTTGAATTACAAGTAATTTATCACCGTCGCACGTAAAAGCTACTGACTATATCATAACCATGCGGTTTCCCGTTTAGGTCCAGTGCGCTTGGAAGCAGGGAGTTTCACCCTGCTTCTACTCTACTCAGTTATTACCTTGTAGCGGGTTCTGGCTTAATATCGAATTTATATATCATGGAAGGAACTTCATTTTTATATTTAGAAATTATTGAAAGAAATTTTCTTGCTTCTTTTGTACCACACAATAAGCGATAATACTTATGATCTTTATTTTGATAAAATTTAATATGAAATTTTTCAAAAAACCAGTCAATAATTATTTGATTTTGATTTTGTTCTACTTGAGTATTCAAATATAAAATGTTAGCAACCACTTGATTATTTTCTTTCTTTTTTGTTAAACTTCCATCATCTAAATACCAAATATAAAGTCCTAAAGATTCAATAGAATTTAATATAGATTTTTGATAAATTTTTTTAGAAGGTTTATATAATCTTCTTCTCCAAACCCTGATAAAATCATAAGATTTTGTTCTAAATTCATATCCACCATATCCATTATTATTAACATAATAAATTTCACTGACAGCTATTCCATTTTCTTTCAATATTTTTCTTTTCCATTCTAAATATTCTTTTTGTTTAATTGAATGACGAATACTTAAATAACCATTAGCATTAAGTGTTCCATCTCCTAATGCCATCCATAATACTAAATTCCTTCCTAATTTTGTTGTTTTCATATTAAGTCTCCATACATATAAATGATGTTTTTTCCACCCTTAGTCGATAGAGGTTCCAGAATTTTTCTGGCTTCCTACGGAGTTGTGCTTACGTTCTCCGTTGCACTATTTTTAGTACATGGCATATTTATGCCTTCACACTGTTTTATATCCCATAGTTTCCTAATGGGTTCGACCGCGACGAACTAATCGAATTGCAATATTTTTGAAATTAAATCATGACAACTTGTATAAATGCACTTAGTGTTTCCGAACCAATATTCTATTTCAGTATTTTTATTATTGATTCTTATAGGCCATTCTCTATATAAATGCGGACTTCTTAAACAAGCCAATTTCTTATTATCTTTGAAATCTTTACAATAAACTTCTCCTTTTTGTAATATTCCTTTCGGATTCTTAATTCCTAAAAATAACCATTCACAAAAAGCATAGAGATCAGGAGATACAAAATAATAACCTCCGTTAACTCGTAATCGTCCAGCCTTTGCTTGTTTTACTAAACTAATTTTTGTTTGTTTCAATATATCTCGACAATAAGGATCACGTATTAATTCAGGATATAATATCAATGCTTGCTGAAACCAACTTGGATTAATATTATTTTTTGTGGCCCCCAATAAACGCATAGTTATTTGAAAATCATTTCCTATGGAATTTATTTCTTTTATAGTATTTTTTATTAAATAATTAATTTCATTAGAAGTAATATCTGTTAAAGTCTGCAACATTTGATAATTTATACGGCTTTTAGGTATATAATTTTCTTCTATATTGCAATAACATACTTCACAATTATATTTTTTAAAATTATCTTTATATTCTTGCCAGGAAGAATAATATTTCCTTTATACCCTCGGTTTCCCGATATTTATTAGGGGAGTAGACTATATCATCACCCTTAAATTATTAAGGGGCGCGGCGCTTCGAGAAAGAAACATTTCATTCTTTCCCTACTCCTTTCGGATAGTCGTTGCACCTTCCTTTATTAAAGGCTTGGCACAGGATCAGCATGTAATTGTTGTAATATTTTTATTATTTCTTCTTCAATATCTTGATAATACCAAATTTCAAAAAACGGAATTTTATTTTTTATACAATATTGCTTTTTTTGTTTATCAGTTATTTCTCTTTGTTGCTTTCCAAAATTTATATGATATTTTTCGTACGAAATATCATGTTGCTCTCCTTGATATTCAATTAAACATAAAATCCTTTTATCTTGATTGAATATAGCAAAATCAAATTTTAAAGGATAATTTTTGTCACTTTTTAAATCTTGAAAAGAATATTGTGTATCAAATAAAATATTGTTCTTTAATAGAATTTGTCGAACTAAATATTCGCCTTTAGAACTAAGACAGCCGCAACTTATAACAGAACCACGAACTAAATCATGTCCTCTAATTGTTTTTTTATTACCACATTCGCATTGACAAAGCCACGCAGAATATTTAGTATTATCTTTACCTAAAAAATTTCCATCTCTTTTAAGCACAGTTAATTTTCCAAATTTTTGCCCTTGCAAGTTCAAAGAAAGAATTTTAGAAGTCAACTCTTTTTTATAGCAACCACAACTTATAGAATTACCATTTTTTAAACTATTTTTAGCAACTTCTTTTATTGTTCCACAACTACATTGACATTTACAATAATTACTTCTTTTTTTAGATTCACCAATAACTGTCCATCTTCCATAAACTTTTCCTGTTAAATCTTCATAAAAAACTTTATGAACAATTTCTTTATGTAAACAACCACAACTATTCGTTTTTCCCTTAAGCAAATTATATTCATATATTTCTTTAATATTTCCACATTTGCATTTACATATCCAATATTTATTCTTATCAGAATGTTGAATTACTGTCAATCGCCCAAAACATTTTCCGATTAAATTTCTTTCTATTTTTTTTGCTCTTTTTAAATGACCACAGCTTTTAGTTTTACCGGATAACAATCTTGAAGATGGTACATTTGTTATATTTCCACAAGAGCATATACATTCCCAAATAACACCTTTTTTATTTTTTTCTACAATTCTGATCGCTTTTAATTCTCCAAAAATTTTTCCGGATAAATCTTTAGTTTTTTGTTTTATTGTTTTCACCTCCTTTTCGTTTTTATAACAACAATTATTTAGCTTTCCCTGTTAGCAAGATTTAATATCTTACACCGCACTTTTATGCGTTCACCGCGTTATTCGATACACATTACTGTGTAAAGGCACTAAATTTAATGCAATTTAAATTGGGATTTTGTGAATATATATTCAATTCCATCAGCTAAAATATCATATTCTTTACCATAAATGTCTTTAATAATACATGTTCCATTTTTACATTTTTCTTTAATAAATTTGTCAAAAGGAAAAGTTATAAGCAAACCTTTTATAAATGGTGCTCTAATCATTCTTGTAGGACCATTAAGCATAATACCACATCCATCAGTATGAGGTATTTTAACTTCTTTTTCTTGTCGTATTATTTTATATGTTTTAGAATCAATATAATCTACTTCCCCTTGAACATTTGTTTCAAAATCTTCTACAACTATGCTTTTATCAATGTCAAAATCGTTCCAAGGATCGGTTGCTGAATTACTCAAAGCAAGATAACTTAAAAATTTATTTGGGTTTATACCGCCTTTTTCATTAATTTTTTCTATTGTTAATCCACACATTAAAGTCAAAGAAATTTTATTATATATTTTTTCTTTTATAAAAACACTTTTTTTTGTTCTTATTTGTCCAGCAGAAGCAGTTAAAAAAATATATTTTTCATTATTGTATAAAAATCCATTTTTAACTAAATTTTTGAATACTTGAAAAAAATATACATCAACTATGAATAAGTCTTTAGTCAAAGAATTTGTTGTAATATTCATAGTTCTTGTTAAACTGCTTTCAAATAAATTAATAATATTTTTTTCTTTAAGAGATTCTATATTCAGTTCTCTAACAATATCACTATTTTTTTTAGCATCTAATAGACAAGTTAATTTTCTTTTTTCTTGTTTTATTAATTTATTGATCCATTTTTTACGCCATTCGGATTTATTTTTGTTTTTAGCTATATAAAGTCTTAATAATCTTTTGTGAAAAAATTGTTCTTCTGAATTGTAAAAATCATCAGTAGAAATAGAATATAAAAAAATTTGTTTATTCAAACTCATTTTTCATTCTCACAGTCTTATTTAAGTATTTATTTTTTATTTTAATTATAATAATTTTTTAGTCTATTTTTATTTTTATTATACCACTCCTTCTCTTTATATAGGATTTGCTTTTAGAATCAAAAATAAAAAGATTTTTTATTGTAATTATAATAAAATAAAATTTTATGTTTTTGCAAGTAATTCTCTTCGCCCCGCAGGGAGTATAAATGCGGAGCAATTTGCATAATAACAAAGAACAAAAAGTTTTTGCATTTTTCAAAAAGAAAGTACCAAAGAAATTTTATTTTTAAAAAATAAAAATTTTATTTCACTTCATTTCATTACGTTCAATAAAAATTTTATTTTTTAAAAATATATTATATTATTATTTGATATTTATTTATAAAATATATAATAATATAATATATATTTCTTTTTCTTTATATATTTCTTTTTCTTTATATATTTCTTTTTCTTTATATATTTCTTTTTCTTTTAATAAGTATATTTAATATATATATTAAATATATAAATATATTATATATAATAGTTTTTATAATGTCAAGTATAAAAATAGACAAATTTATTATATATTATATTATATATATTATTCAAATTTACGCTTGACAATTATAAAATAAATAGATAATATAAAGAAAAACAAAGTGAAAGGTCGTATAAAAATGACACGGGAAGAAGCGATTACCCTTTTTGAAAAACAGCTCACAGCGGCGCGAGTGGCGCTTGATAGCGGATTTGGTAGTAATCCGGGAGAGAACGACATTCTATACCGTAGGCGGAAAGAGATGGCTGAGATTGCCCTCTCCGCCCTCCGCTCCGTCAGCCGGGAGCAGGTGGAGAAGGTGCGGCATGGGAGATGGATTAAGCATGAGGGCTATGACGAGTGCAGTGAGTGTCATGCGAAATCCATTTTTGGTTATAACTATTGCCACAACTGCGGCGCTCGCATGGACAAGGAGGCCGAGCAATGAGGCTGGTTGATGCAGAGGGGAAACCTGTGCTTGACGCACTACCCACCATCGACGCCGTGCCTGTGGTCAGGTGTCGGGAGTGCAAGTATGGCAAAGAGAGTAAAATTTCCTTTGATTGTGATGGGAAAACTTCTCTTTGTGAATGTCCGCACATAATGTTGATACACCAGTGGGATGAGTATTGCAGTTTTGGCGAACGAAAGAGAATCAGTCACGAAGAATAATTAGAGCGATTATATTCTTCTAATTTGCTATTGCATGGATTAATAAAAAAATAATGTAAAAAAAAGGAGAAAATATGAAAAAATATGTAAAAGAAAATATATTTGATTCACGTGAAGCAATTCTTGAAGAAGCAGAAAGGATTGTTTCGCAAGATCGTAACAAAGAATATGGTGGACCTGAAAATTCTTTTTCTTTAATTGCTAAACTTTGGGAGCCTGTAATTCGTTCAAGATGTGTAGCTGATGGGACAGAAGTAAAAGTAGACGAAGTAACAGTAGCTTTACTTATGGCTTTATTAAAAATTGCTCGTGCGTCTTCTAATCAAAATCATATAGACAGTTGGATAGATTGTTGTGGATATATGGCTTGTGGTGGAGAATTGGCGATGTTGGAGGTAGAAAGTTGAATAAAACAACATGTAAAGTATGCGGGTATGTATTTGAATTAACTAAGAAGCGACATTATATTGCCCGTGAAAAAACAGAACTATTTCTTTTACCTTCTAATAAAATGGAGCCTACCTTATACGATGCCTTTGATTGCCCTAATTGTGGGTGTCAGTATATTGCTAATGAAAGAAAAAGAGTATTTTCAAAAGGAGATAAAAATGACACGGGAAGAAGCGATTGATACCTTGAAAAATGGGCTTTGGTGGGACAGAAAACAGTTGGACGAAGCGATTGATATAGCTGTTTCCGCCCTCCGCCCCATCAGCCGGGAGTGCGGGAACAAGGCTGCAAAGAAGATCGTGCAGGAGGTACTGAAAAATGATTAAAGCGGAAGAATTAGCTAAGAAGATGCGAAAACAGCGTTGCCACCACTGCAAGGATGGGAGAAGCTTTGATGGACAATTTATTTTTTGCGGGAATAAAGGCCTCTTTTCCCTACATTTTTGTCCGGGATGCGGAGCGCCGCTTACTGAAAACGGGGAAGAAATTTTGGTGGGGAGATTGAATGAGGCGATGAAAGATGACAAGGGCGATTGATGCCAGTGAGCTGATGGTTGAAATCCAGGTATGTAGCTGGGATAGCGAACAGGATAAGGAGCGGGCAGAGGATATTGTGTTGGGGATGCCCACCCTCACCTCGCCGAATGAGGCGCTGACGTGTGAGGGGTGCTATTGGAAAACACATGGCTCATTCGGGCAATGCTTTGACTGCGTCAGAGAAAAACAGGACAATTACCGCCGCCCGCCGGAGGGGGAAGTCGATGGAGAATGAAAAGTTATTTCTCGCTTTGAGAGCAGGAGCCAGAGCGATAGTCAACAACAAGCGACTGCATGGGACGCTTTATTGCTGGGATATTTGGGGGGAAAATGGAGGGCCCAAAGAAATATCTTATCTGGAGGCTGCTACACTTCTGGCAGAAACCGCAGATAAGATGGAAGAACGCCCGCCGGAGGGAGAGAAGAACAATGGATGAATATATTACACCGAATTATAAAACTATTGGAACTGTTGAGCAAAGAAAAATCAGAGAACTTTATACCTCTTCCTTGCTCAACGCATTTACTCAACAGGACTATCTTGACGCTATTGCGCTGATGGGCAGAGTTATAGATAGATTGGAGGAGTTGGAAAAATGAATAAATGCAGTCTGTTTGATATGACCTTTTCAGAAATCATTGAGGATATTTTTGGGGTTTCATTTGATCGCCTGTGGGAACTGGCCTTGGCGGACAGAGAGAGGCGGTGCGTAGTGCTGCCGTGCCAACCTGGGTATAAAATTTCATACAAGAGCAGCGTAGGATTGTGGTGCAATGCGGTTATTAAGGACTACACGCCTGAAAATATCTTTATCACGGCGGAGACTGAAATACCGAATGCAGAGCCATTAAGTCATACATTCTCGATTTTGGAAATTGAGGCCGCACTACGGAGGGAAAAGGAATGAAGGAGTACATTGAGAGGGCAGCAGCATTAGATGTAGTCAAGCGAACCAGCGGAGACTATGTTGCGGCTTGGAGCGAAATCGCACACATCCCCGCCGCCGACGTTGCGGAGGTGAGGCACGGGAGATGGGAGTTTTTAGGGCCAAATAGACTAATTAAAAGCTGTATGTGCGGAACTTGTAGCGTGTGCCACGTTAGATCAAAATTCATTTCAAATATTGCAATTTGTCCCACTTGTGGCGCGCACATGGATGGAGAGATTAAGAATGAGACCAATTGATGCTGATATGTTGCAAGAACTATACAATAAGCGGATTTTTGATACTTGGAATAACGAAACTGCTCCTGTATCATGGGCAGCGACGTATGCAGATTTCAAGGATGATATAGATAGTATACTCACCATTCCACAGCCCAGCAATGAACCGCTGACATTGGAAGAACTGTGGGAGATGAATGAAGAGCCTGTATGGGTACAAAATCTTGAAGAACCGGGGAAAAGCCAGTGGAGACTATTATATTGGGACAGAGGAAAACACCTTGTCCTGTAAGGCATATCAGTCCAGGGTTATTTACTGGAAGAGTACGGAGAATCTTGGCTTGCTTATCGTTGTCCGCCAGAGAAAAAAGACAAAATTAATTGGCATTATTAATAATATTCGTCAAAATTGTTAATAATAATCGTTATATTTTGGTATAATTTATAAAAATAATAATTTGACAATTAAACATAATTATGTTAATCTTATTATAAACAATAAAGTGATAATGAGGGAATACGATATGTTTAATTTTTTTATTCAAAAATTATTAAATAATAAAATACAATTAGAAATTGATAAAAAACAAGAAGAATTAAATACAATTAATTTACAACTTCAAATTTATAAAAAAGAATTAGATGAAACAATAAATTTATTAGGAACTAATAAAGGATTAATTGAATTACAAGATATAGGAATAGAATATATTCCTGAAATTACTTCTTTTGTTGAGATTAACACTAAGATAGATCAAATTAAAAAAGAAATGGCTCAACTTATATCGAGAAATGCTTTATATATAATTATAAAAGAGTATAAAGTAGATCATTCTTTAGCAAAAGGTATTTTATTTCAACATTCTTATTGTGAAAGTTTATTGTTTGGATTTAATTCTTTTTTTGATAGAAAGAAAAAAAGCGTAACTTCTCAAAATTTGTCAAGAAGTATAGATTTAATCACTAATAATTTTAACCGATGTAATAAAAAGGCTTCAATAATTGGAGTAAAAATTAACGAGGAATATTTACATTTAAGTATCAGATTATTAAAATTAGAATTAGATAAAAAAATAGCGCAAATTAACGAAAAAGAAGAAGCTAAAAAAGCAAGATTTAAATTAAGAGAACAAGAAAAATTACTTTTTGAAGCAGACAAAGAGAAAAAAAGACTTGAAAAGGAAAGAAAAGATTTAGAAAAAATTTTAAGCCAATCTATTACAAAAGAAGATCAAGAACAAATTAAAAATAAGCTCGCTGAAATTGATAAAAGACAAAATGAGATTGATTGGAGAATTAATCATAGTTCGGCTGGATGGTTGTATATAGCAACTACTAAATCTATGCCAGGTATGTATAAAATTGGTTGCACAAGAAGATTAAATCCTTTAATTAGGTTGTCTGAATTATCAAGTGCAAGCGTACCTTTTGTATTTGAATGTAATGGTTTGGTTTTTTCAGAAAATGTTTTTGATATAGAAACAAAGATACATCAAAGATTGGACTCAAAAAGAGTAAACAAAGAAAATAAACACAAAGAATTTTTTTACGGAAATCCAAATGATGCAATAACCATTCTTAAAGAAGAATTTGATATTAAGGTTCATTATGTCAATGAAATTGGTATAAATATAGAAGAATAAAAAGGAGACATAATCATGAAAGAAACTTCTATTGAAAGAATCGTTGGAGAAGAAAAATGCACTTTATATACAAGCGAACGTAAATTTATTTCAAAAATTGAGCAATATAAAGAAATTTATCCTGATTTAGTTGATTTTGAAAAAAACTCTGATGGAAGTATTGTTGCACATGTACCTTTTGATTGGTTTAAATTTATTTCTCCTAAAAAGAAGAGAGTGCTAACAGAAGAAGAAAGAAAAGCTATTGGAGAAAGATTGAAAAGAGCAAGAGATATGCTTGATTAAAACAAAAGGAGTATAAAAATATTTTATGATTTTAACTGGAGATGCAATTTATAAACGATTAGGAAATTCAATTATTATTGATCCTTTTGATTTTAACAAACTTAATCCTAATAGCTATAATTTAACTTTAAACAATAAATTATTAGTTTACAACAAACAAAAATTAGATATGAAAATCAATAATGATTATCATATTGTTGAAATTCCTGAAGAAGGTTTGTTGTTAGAACCTGGAAGAGTATATCTGGGTAGAACCAATGAATATACTGAAACTCAAAATCTTGTTCCTATGTTAGAAGGGCGATCTTCCCACGGACGTTTAGGATTATTTGTACATGTTTCTGCTGGATTTGGAGATATTGGTTTTAGAGGATATTGGACTTTAGAATTAACTTGTGTTCAACCAATAGTGATTTATCCAAATATTGACATTTGTCAAATTTATTATCATACTATTATTGGTGAAGTTTTAACTAAATATCAAGGTAAATATCAAGATAGCCAAGATGTAATAACAAGCCAAATATATCAAGAATTATTTAGTAAATAAATAAAAATGAATACAAAAACAATTCATTTTGATAAACGAAGAAACAATAAAGAAAATGTCTATAAAGTTTCAAAACTCTGAGACGGAAAAAATATTTTCTGTATCTAATATGGAGGAGGCCAACATGAACAAGCCGAGAATTTGCGAGGTGCTTGGGATGGAGGTAAACCAGAACTTCCAGTTTAATGATTTCCCATTTGACGAAGTGAAAAGTTATTTTATCGGCACAGATGGAGAAATTAGAAATGTACATGGTGGAGAAGTGGCCTCCAGCGAACTTTGTTACATTATCAATCACCCCGACTGCATCATCCGCGAGCCCCGCTGGACGGAGCAGGAGGTGGAGAGGGCGAAGGCTATCAAGATGTTATACTCAGAGGCAGGAAGCATTGAGATGTGTGGCTTCGGCATTAGAGTTTTCACAGGAAACTTGTCAATTGCAACACTCGACCCCTCTTTGTTTCCTTCTCTTCGCCAAAATGAAATCATCGCCCTTGACGAGATCATCGGAGGTGCAGAATGAGAGAGATTCTTTTCAAAGCCAAACGGCTGGATGGCGAGTGGGTGGAAGGATATCCGGTATATGACCGTGCTGATTGCACCTTAAAAAGGCGAGGGAAATGCCAGTGCATCCATGATGGTAGTCTAATTGCGTTTTTCGGATGGATTGATAACCTTCACGAGTATGATGAAGTTGAGGTAGACCCATTCACAGTTTGTCAGTACGCCGGTCTGACCGACAAGAACGGAACGAAGATTTTTGAGGGGGATATCATCCATTGGACGAATTGGAACGGCGAACAAAAAGAAGCCCCTGTATGCTATGACCAAGAGTGGAATAGATTTTGTGTTTGGTTGAATGGCACTGAAAGCATGGGCGTAAATATACATCTGTCAACGAGCGGAATTGAGATCGTCGGCAACAAATTCGATGGAGGAAAAGATGATAGTTAATGAACAAAGGAAAGTGAAACTTGTAAACTGCTGTAATGCGATTTATGCTGAAAACGAGCTAATTAACGCTGCGTTATGGTATAGTGATAAACCGATTTGCAGTACAAAGAAAATAGTTTTACGTAGAGACTATCCATCAATTTGCATTTACGATAAAAAAATTTCAATTCATAGATTACTCATGATGTATTGGCTACAAGAAGAAATCCCGGATGGGTATATTGTCCACCACATCAACGAAAACAAGTTGGATGCACGGAAAGAGAATCTGGCCCTCGTCCCATTTACAACACATCAATATTATCATAATGCAGGGAAAACCCTGACAGATCAGCATCGGGAAAAAATAAGCCAAGCGAATTACAGAAGATGGGAACGTGTACGAAAAAATAACATCCACGACGGGGAGGGCTACGATGATGATTAAACTGCTTCTTTTTCTGGGCATCATCCTGTCTATTGTCAAAGCAAACGGATGGTTTATAGTCCCGATGCCTGTTTTGGTTTTCTGCTGGGTAGGAAGCTTCGTTTGCTGGATGATTTATTCGTATGCTCTTGGTGTAGGCGAAGGAGCCGCAAAAGAGATGAAAAAGAAAATTCGAGATGGGGAGGGCGGACAGCATGAATGATTGGATTAGCGTCAAGGAGAGATTACCGGAAAAGGATGGATGGTATTTTGTCTATGCTCCTGAATATTGGGGTAACAACAAAATTTATGGACTTGATGGCCTTGCATATTCCAACTTTAAACACAACTACAAAGATCACTGGGGGATTGAAAGAAAAATGGGGAAAGGATACCCTGTGATTGTCACCCACTGGATGCCACTTCCTAATTCGCCGAAAAAAGAACAAAAATAAAAAGGATAAATATTATTTATGATTAAACGTATTTCAACTTTATTAATTATTTTGTGTTTAATTTTAAGTATTACTGTTTATGCAAGAGTTCCTAATGGTGTTAATATTGAAAATTTTGATGCAAATGTTAATTATATGACAGAGATGTATGAATGCGCGAAATTAAATACAGATCATAGTTTAATTGTTGGGGCAATTTATGAACAACAAAGAAATTTAAAAATTGATTTTTTGAATTTGAATGAATATGAAAAAACAGATTTTTTTAATGAAAAGAACACAGGAGAACAAATTTTAACTCATATTGAAAATTATCTTAATGTAACACAAGATAATTTTAATTATGAAGATTATTATACAATTAATGATGTAAATATGTTGGCTAAAGTTGCTTATTGTGAATCACGAGGAATTAAAAGTAAAACTGAAATTGCCTGTGTTATGTGGGTTATTTTGAATAGAGTAGATAATAGTAATTTTCCTAATACTATCTCAGGTGTAATTTTGCAACCTAATCAATTTGCATATAGTGCAAATGTACCAACAGTCAGCGATTATGGTTATGATTTGAAAGTTTTAGCCACTGATGTTCTTAATAATTGGGCAAAAGAAAAAGCTGGTAGAACTGATTATGTGAGATGTTTGCCTAAAGAGTATCTATATTATGGAGGAGATGGAATTCATAATTATTTTAGAACATCTTATACGGGTGGCGTCAGATGGGATTATTCTTGGGGATATCCTTATGGATAATTATAAAGGAGAGATATTATGATTGTTAATGGAAGTATTGGACAGAAATTAAATAATGAAATTGCTTCTCTGGGGGGGGAGGGGTAGCAGCTTATTGGGAAGGAGAAATAGATCAAGATAATGGTTCAATATCAATACCTTTTAATAAAGGATATAAAACTTATAAATGGGCGATAATGAGTGTTAGTGCTTCTATACAAGAACCACGTTTATATTATACTTTTATTTTCAAAAAAGGTGGAGAAACAAGTTTTGAATTATTAAGTTCATCAGGTACATTGAGTACTTTTTATATTGATATGTATGCTGACACAAATATTTTATGTCATGCAGATTATGTTTTGTATGCACACATATTATTTTTTTATTAAAAGGAGAAATATATGATTAATATTATCCAAAACTTAAAACTGGGGGGGGGCAAAATCATTACTTCCCTAAAGGAGGCTAATGATAATGTCTAAATATAATATTACAATGAAACAGAAAAGTGATTCTGATTATAATGAATTATATCCAGAATCATTAGATACTCAAATTAAATTAAGTAAAGATACTACTGGTTTTACTGGTACTAATGTCTCTCAAGTGTTGATGGAATTAAATAATAAAATTCCAGGTGGTATGGCAGGTTCTTCTTATAAGATTATAGGTTGTTTAGAAAATTATAGAAATAATGAAAGTATGACTGCTAATGTAGTAAATAAAGTTGAAATTCCATGGACATCGGCTCCAACAGACGATGCAGATTTATATATATTATGGGTAGGAAATTCTAATACTCCATTTAAAAAAACCAAAGGTGATTTTGAAACTGGCGTTTTTTTTATAGGCCCTGATATAGATAAAATATATAGTACATTAAATAACAAAAAATATGGAATAGGCTTTGGATATGATTTCAATAATTTTAAAATAAATGAAAATTATGCTGGAGCCACATTCTCAACTTTAGATTATATAGCTTGGGGAGTAATAGAAGAATTTTATGGAGTTGATTATAGTCCTTCAGAAATAACACAGATTGATGGATTAATCAGTTATCATAATTCAAGTAATAATGTATTATCAAAAGATTATAGTTGTAAATTTTCTACTGATGCAACATCAGGTTATTTAAGAACCAGATGGATGATAACTAATATTAATAATAATAATATCACATGCCATTTTGGTTTACAGTCAGGTTCTGCTAATAATTATAGTCTGTGGAGTTTAAATGTAGTAGCATTGAAAAGGAGTAATTAAATGTATTATTGGTGTATTAGGGATGAAAACGGGCATCCTGGTCAAATGGGAGCAATTGATGATTTGTCCAGAATCCCTAAAAATGCAGAAGAAATGACTGAAGAAGAATTTGAGATGCAGAAAGACGTAAAAGGTCGTAAAAAGAAAACTGACGGAAGTTTAATGTTTGTAAAAACAGAAAAACTTATCCAAGAGCTTAGTAATGAATGTGAAAGAAAAATTACTTCCGGTATTGAATATAATGGAAAACAATATTCTTTGTCTTTAGCAGATCAAGTTAATATTAATAATATGTATCAAAAAGTGACTTCTTCTGCCAATACTTTGTCTGCTGATGATTCTATTACTTATCATGCAAATAATGAAGTGGAAAGTGAAATTGATATGCAAACAGTATTGGGACTAAAGCAATCTATGGATAATCATGTTCAATCTTGTAGAGCTCATTATAATAAATTGAAACATTATTTGTTATCATTGGGTGTAGAACAAAAAGATTATGAAGTTATTAAAAACTTTAATTGGGATACTGTAATTGATTAATTAAAATGAAAAAAGATTTGACAGGATATTATTGTTTTACTCATAATCATGACTGGTCAATTATAGAAAGTTTCAATAAAAACTTAGTAATAGCAAGATGTAAAAATTGCGGTAAAGAAGAAGTTATATTTATAAATGGAGATAGAGGTTTTTATTTTAATTGGATGCCTCCAGATGATAAAATAATTTTTATTTAATAGGATTTATTATGGAAGCAAAGAAGAGTGGCGATTTTTATTGAAGCAAGGAGAGCATGATGATTAAGTTTGAAAATAAAAAAGTTGTTGGCTGGGAACATGCGATCAGTGGAATGCGAAATCCTTTAGAGAGTTGGGAGAAGAGCGATAGTTGCTGGTATGAAAAAGCTCCAAATTTTTCTGATTTACCAAATGGAGTCCTACTAATGAGACAAGAGGGCAGTGAAGTTTTTTGTATTGGCCCGAACGACCTTAATTTAATGACCCGGCTGCGGAATGCAGGAACGGACCATCGAAAATTTATGCGAATGATTACAGTATATGTGGATATTATTGCGCCAAGATACTGGTGGGCTGAAATGGATACATATAAGGTCGGAACAGTCACAAACTCCTGCTCGACAATGCACTGTATTCATAAAAAAAAGTTTACATTAGACGATTTTTCGACGGAACATCTGTTTGATATTAATGATATATCAGAATGGGATGAACAAACAGAAAACGTCAAAGACCACGCTCTTGCAGCTATAAACGTTGATGGTGATTGGTGTTATTTCTCTCCGAAGGGGTATATTCAAATGACTTGTAACGTACTTAATCGTTTTCGTGAGTTATATCTTGAAACCAAAGACAAGAAATACTGGTGGCAAATGATTCAGCTTCTTCCTGGCTCTTATAACCAGAAGCGGACCGTAATGTTAAACTATGAAGTCTTAGCAAACATTTACAAATCTCGTAATGGGCATAAATTAGATGAATGGAGAGAATTTTGTAAATGGATCAGAAATCTTCCGTACTCTGAATTAATTACAGGAAAAATGCAACAAACAAATGATACGTGAAGTTGTATTACAAATTATATTGCTTGCAATTTTATTGTTTTTAGCAATTAAAGAACAAATATTTTTTTAATAGGTGCTATCATGAATTTTAACAAATTAAATTTTTGTTTATTTTCTAATCAAAACTGGGGGGGTGGGCATTATTGTTGTTTCCCTAAAGGAGGCTAATAATAATGCCCCCCCAAGTAGGAATAGTTAATAAATTAGCTACTTCTTATGACTATCAATATGTAACAATAAAATTTGATTTTATTCCATTTTATGCCATTTTAAATTTTTATTTAATAAGTAACCAGAATTACAAGTTTTATGGCAGTGCTACAATATTCAAAAATGAATCACCAGTAGCATGGAAAGATCATAGTTATTACAAGTTTGGCCCAGATTGGAACTTGTCTTTTAGCGATATAAGTCTAAATGATAACATTTTATCAATAAGGCAATCATCTTCATATAACTATTATGTGCAAGGTGTCGTTTTTTAAGGAGAAATTATGAGTATTTCAAATATTATTAAATTTAATAAAATTGGTGTCCCCCCCTGGACAGTTGATGACGAAGGTAAAGTTTTGTCTATTAAAGAAAATAAATTAGCTTGGGTGGAAATGAATGGAACACCAGTAGAACCAGAAGTCGAAGAATATAAGTGGGTTGTTACACCAAATAAATATACGATTTATAATGAAGAAGGAACAACTTTAAAAACAGAAGATAGAACTCTCACTGAATGGGAATGCCCCAAAAGTGGAAATTATGTTGTACAACTTCATGCTCAAGGTGGCACTGGCGGTAATTGGATGGGGCAACAAGTGTCCCAAGGATCATATCCTTTGGTAACTTATTCTACTAAACAGTTTACCGGCGGCGGTGGAGGAGGATCAGGTGCTAAAATTACACTAAATATAAACAAAGGACAAAAATATTCTCTTTCAGTTAATAATAATAAATCTACTTTTGGAGACTATTATGTTGATCGTGGCGAAAATGGTAGTAACGCAGATTTTAATTCATCTACGCCCGGGACAGGAGGAGAAGTAGGGAGTTATCATTCTTCTTTAACTCTAATGGCAGAAAAAGGAGAAGATGGGACGAAAAAAGTGGAAACGAGGGCCATTTCTGGTTTTGGATATGAAAAAGCGTCCGGCGGAAGCGGGTATGCTATTAAAGATGCCAATGATACTATAGGATACGGTTCAGGTGGGCGCAGCGGAACAGGACAATATGTTTTTGTTGCTGATGATAGAATATATACTGAAGAAGGAGAAGAAGGACAAGGTCCTGCAATAATTATTAGAAGAAAATTGGAGTGATAATTATATTTGGTTCGATTCTACCTTTCTCAAACGAAAAAGTTGCGAGATATTATGTGTATAATATAGATGCTATAAGGAGCACAGTAAAAAGTATAACACAAAGAGCATATAGTAAAAAACAAATAAGTAATATTACTTACCAAGTGAATATTGGTAACCAACATTCCGGTGGAGATCAATTAGAAACCTATGCCCCCCCCTGTGGTGAGTATAGGAAGAAAAACTATTCTATTGAGCAATTCTGAAGAAGCAGTTATACAAGGATATGCGACTCTTAACTATACAGGAAATAGAGCAAATGACACCTTGTTGATCCCATTTATTTTTCAAAATGTAAAAGAAGAAATAAACAATATTTATTCTTTTAGAATTCTTTCTCCGTCCAATGTTGATGCTGATTATTTTAGTGGAATACAATTACAAATAGCTCACAGCAATAATAATATTAATCAAATATATTTTGATGTTTCTGTGGTATCAGAAGGTGATGTCACAGTAGATAAAATATATTTATGGATATATAATTAAAACTATATAGGAAGGAGATGAGGAAATGAGTATAGGGAATGTTGTTAAATACCCCCCCCCTACGGAGCAGCCAATGAAGGAGAAATATTGACTGTAAAAGATAATAAATTGACATGGACAAAAAAGCCGGTTATAATTTCTCAAACTGAGCCCGAAGATTTAGAAATAAATGATATATGGATTCAAATAACTGGTAGTCCTTCATAAAAAAATAAAATAAAATAAAAAAGAGATGTATAATCATTTTTATACATCTCTTTTTATTATGTCTTTGAATAAAAAATTGGGCTCTAATTTAATATTAATATCGCTAAATTTACGCCGTGTTTCGCCAGAGAAAGAATCAAGTTGTTTAGTGGACATGATCTTTCTATAAGATTCTTGATTTATGGTTTTAAGTTCAGGAAATTCTTGATATATTTTTTGTAACTTTTCTGTAATTCTGCTTTCAGTGGGAGGAGATAAAGTGATTACTTTTTTAAGAAAAATATACTGATCGTCAAATTCTTTTGCACATAATTCTTTTATTGTTTTATTCAAAAATTTATATTTATTATCAGATAACCATCCACTCTCATATCCAGGGACAGCAATTTCTTTGGCTCTACTTAACAGGGCCATACATTGTTTATCTAAGTCTGTTTCTAAAGGGACATTATGCCCGAGAATAAAATAACCAAGCCGCCCATAATGTTCTGAATATAATCTATATCCAGAGCTTAGACGAATTAAATCTCTTTTTGCCATATTCTCTAATTTGGTCAAAGTCCATCTGACCAATATTTTTTTTGCTGTGGCCGATATTTCAGGAAAATTGATATATTCATCTCCAAGGGCGGACATTGTATCAATATTACAAGAATAGATAAAATTATCATTCACAAGGCCAAATAATTTTAAAAGCTCAGTATTAGGCAAAAACAAAGTGCGGCCATCATTCTTTTGAAAAGTTTGATAAACAATAGCATCAAATATATTTTGATATTTATTATTCTTATTAAGTTTAGAAAATGCCTTTATTTCATTTTCATAGACTTCATCAATTCTATATCTCGTAGGGCTACTAAGTATTTGAAGATCACAATAGAGGGCCAAATCTTCTAATTGTTTTTGCTTAGAATATCCACCTTTTTTAGAAAGCCCCAAAGACTCACATAAGGGCCCATATTTTAATTCTTGGCCTTTAATTTCATTCATTTTTTCGGCCAAATTATCAGGAATGTTTTTCATCTTTTTTCTCCATTTTTGTCTATTTGTCTATTTTTTGTGCTATACAATTTTAGAAAAAGGCGACGCACTTTTTCGTTAAGAAATTGTATTCCTAAAATATTTTTGTCTAAATTCATGTTCATATATAGATATATTACAGTATATGAACAAGAAAATAGACAAAAATATTTTTTTAAGTTTTTTCCTATCTATTTTATTACTTTTTTATGAACATGTCAAGTAAAATTAAAAATTTATTTTATTTATCTTTAATTTATAAAAATTTTTCTCTATTAGTAATAAGAATATATATTTTATCTAATATAGAATATTAAAAGAGATTGTAATAAATATAAGCAAATATAATAATAAATATAAGAAAAATATATGAAAGAGATTGTTAGACTATGTAAATTGGTTACATGTGTCATGACTATTATAGGTATTGATTGTATGTGTCTGTTATATGTATCATGTTTGTTACATGTGTCTGTAAATTGGTTACATGTGTCTATGTGTGTATGACTACACGGGTTTTTTAATAGCAAACTAAACAACTCATCCCAAATAAGCCCCCATATTTTTATATAAATTGAACAAAACATTTGTAATTATATATAATAATATACTATTATGATATAAAAATTTTAACAGGTGTTAAAAAACCACCAAACGGTAGCAAATGTCAAAAACCTTTTACATACATTATGGAATTGTATTAATCAAGTAATACACTTTCCCACATTCTACACTTTCATTCCTTTCCTTCCATATTCCACATTTCACTCTCACACAGTCTCGCATCATTCCAACAACTATCAAAATCTATTTTCAAATATCATTTTATAAACGACAATTTCGGAATTAGAGTTTGCAGCTTATATATCTTTGTCAGCCTCTTTCTCTTTCTTTGCTTCTATGTCTTGCTCTTATTGTGCTCTTACTCTGATGTGAGAGAAGAACAAGGAATAAAGATGATTAATATTATTTAATTATATATTATATATATATATATATATATATATATAATATATAATTAA